TTATCCTGTCATTGTTTTTGGCTGTTTTGGGGCTGTTTTGGCTCCGGAATGACTACTTAATGCCAGCTTTTCCGCGAACAAATCCACGGCCTTGCCGCCGGCGTTCAGATCAGCGGAAGGCATCCATTTTCCGTACACGCGGATGATCATGGCCCAGTCCTTGTGGCCCATCTGCTGCGCTACCCACATGGGGTGTTCGCCCGCCGATAGCATCATGCTGGCGAACGTGTGGCGCATCTGATACGGGCGTCGATATCTCACCTTCGCACGCTTTAGCGCCGTGGCCCAGACTTTCTGAACCGCCTGGCTGCTCGACCATCGCTCACCCGTTCCCGGGTTCCGGAACAGTTCCCCGTGAGGTTCTGCGCCTACCCAGGTGTGCGCTTTCTGGCCGTTGATCGCCGCCAGGGCCGGCGCCAATATCTTGACCTCCCGCCGGCTGGATTTCGTTTTAGGAAGCTCTGCTACTCCCTTAGCAGCCCGCGTGATGGCTTTGCGCACCAGCACAACGCCGCGTGCAAAATCCACGTCTGACCAGTTCAATGCTATCTGCTCACTGGGCCGAAGTCCCGTCCAGAGGGCGAAGAGGGCATAGTTGCGGGTCTGTTCCGGCAACTTGCTCAGGATCGCCGCCTGCTCGTCGGGCGTGAACGGATCGACCTCATCGTCGTCGCCTTCCTCAACCGGCTGGGCCTGCCTGCTGTAGTGCCGACCCCGCATGCAGTTCTCGTCTAGTAGCTCGTCTTCGACCGCATCATTCAGCGCCGACCGGAGGCAGCTTTGAATGTTGGAAAGTCGCTTATTGCTCACCGGCTTGTCGCCGCCAAGGCCTGCGAGCCAGGACTTAATTGCGGGCCATTTCAGGTCGCCGAGCATTTCTTTGCCGAACTTGGGGATCAGCAATCCGAGCACAATGCTTCGATACCCTTGGTACGTGCTGGATTTCAAGGTCGGCTTCCGGGCGTCGAGCCATCCGTCCAGGTACTTCTCAACCGATAGGATCTGTCCCGGCGTGTCTGCGTAGGTTCCGGCGCGTGCGCTATTGGGAAATGTGGCGGCGTAGTCGAAAACGCCCGTCGAAATCGCGTGCAGAATCGCCGCCCGGTGCTGCTCGGCCCGCTTCAGGTTAGCGGGCGTGGGCTTGAGAGGAATCCGCTCACGGCAGCGGCGACCCTTGTACTGGAACGTGATTTCGATACTGCTTTCCGAGGCGGCTTTAACACCCCTCCCGTCTCTACCCATTTTTCGTAGCCCTCCATGTCTATGAGAATGCGTTCATCCGGCGCCCGGATCCACTCCTTGTCTTCCCGCCAGATTCCGTCTCGAATCTTCGAGCGGATCGCATCCTCTGTATAGCCCGTGATGGCCGAGGCGCGGGAGATTGTCACGAATCTGACCATTCTTCACCTCCGTTTCCGCTGGCCTTGGCGGGATGTGCTGCGCAGGGATGGCGCAGGGAGCCGTCACCGCTGGGGCAGGTGCAGGGGGCGGCGGCCTGGGCTTGCTCAGCCGCCCTCCACTGTCGGTAGAGTTCTAAGCTGCTCATGGCGGTCGCTGGCCGGCTCGTGACGCCCCGGTGCTGATCCAGCCAGGCCAGCACCTCACCGCCTACAGGTCGAACTTCAGCCGCCGCTTGCGAAATGATTTGCACCTGGTCGGCAGTCAGCGTGTCGGGCGCATGCGAGCAGTTGAAAGAAACCCGCAGTATCGCGGCCCCATCGGAGCCGATGGAGTAGACCAGCGTTTCGAATTCGAACGTGATGATTTGGAAGCCGTCCTTAAACACGGAGGCCAGCATCACGTCCAAACCCAGGGCTTCGGAGATCGGCGCCATGCGTTCGCGCAGGATCTTGTCGACCCTATCTTTCGCGGTGTCAGGGGCGCTTGCCTCGGCGGCGCGCTGCTGGCTGCCGTCCTTGTCCGCCTGGGGCTGCTTGAGGGCGCGGATGCGGGCCGCAGCTTCACGCGACAAGGTGTCCCACAGGCTGCCAGGCACCCATTCCCGGCCGGCCTTGCGATGATCCTCCAGCGCCGCCGCCGCTTTCTCCAGTGCAGCGCTGTGTCCGGCGTCGAATCCATCGGCCCGGCCACGGGTGTATTCAGCGTTCAGAGCACTGGCCTGGGGCGCGGCAACGAGAGGCACCCACACGCCGGACACCTTGCGCGCTTCTTCGATGCGGTCGTTGTGGATCGGCCCTTCGTACCAGCCGTCGGATCGCGGTCGATACCAGAACAGCACCTCCCCGGCGCGCTGCTGGCCGCCGTACTTGTCCTCCTTGGGGCGCTCGGGTCGAACCTGTCGGCTCAATGCCTCACACGCCTGGCTCAAGCGGCGAACCTGATCAATGACAGGCTCGCGCGGCATGGCGTCCAGGGCGTCGATTTCGTCCGGCGTATGCACGTTCGCGATTGCTGCCAGCGCCGGGATAGCCGTGTCCATGAACTTGCGGATAGCGGCTTTCCAGTCGTTCTCGGCGCTGGCCTGCTTCTCTGCCAACAGTTCCGCGATCTGGTGGCACGCGGCCACGTAAGCGCTTTGCAGCTTGGCGAAATCGCTCTCGCTGGCCCGGGGCGCAGCATGCAGGAATAGCGGCTCCGGCTCTTCGCCGAGTGCGCAGTAGCCGCGCGCCTCGACCACATCGAAGAACAGCATGCAGGGTGAACCTTCCTCATCCCGCGTCAGGTAGGCCACCGGCTGCGCCTCCCCGACTACAGTGCTGGCATCAAGGGCGATAGCCCGCGCCGAAGCGTATTTTTCCAACAACGCATGAGCGAATCGGATGAGCCCGTTCTTGTGCTGAATGGCAAACCCTGCGGCGAGCATTTCAATTTCGTTGTCGCTCGGTTTCATAGTTGTGCCTCGCTATCGGAAACTGCCTTTGACTTTCTGGAGCATTCACACTCGCTGGCCTGGGGCGCGGCATCGCGGAACAGAGCTACCACGGAGTAGGGGCCGTCCTCGGGATTGTCGCGGTTCAAATGGTCGACCACCTCGGCCTGGAGTTCGTCGCGGTCGCCGGAAACGCAGAACTCTTCGAAGTGCGCCTTGCCGTCCGGCCCCATGATTCCGTACATGAAGGGCTCCCCGGCTACAGGAGCGCTTGCCGGATGATGGCATTTGCCCTCGCCACGGCATTGACCCGGCAGGTCGCACATGCGGAACGAGCAGTTGTCGAAAGGCGGCTTGAAATGCCGCGCAGCCGCGCGTTGCAAAACGTCTTCGCTGACACCTGCAATGCGGCACATCGGCGGCCGGGGCTTCGTTGGCTCATCGGCTACAGGGGCGCTTGCCAGGGCGGCGCGGGCCTTCCAGCCTTCCCAGCGGGACTTGTGCCTGCTGGCGTCCCAGGCGTTGTATTCGGTCACGGCATACCCGTTCCCAATCCACTCGCAGTGAAGTGGCACGGGAAATTCCGCCTCAAACGCCGCCCGCTCATCGGCTACGGGGGTGCTTTCTCCCGCAGCGTGAGGGAGACGGAACGACAGGCAGCACCAGCCGTCGGCGAGCCCGTAGCCCGTCAGCACATGGCTGACGAACCGCTGGCATTCGCGCCCGGTGTATTCCAGCGGCGCGCCCGCCCGCATTTCCGCGCCGGTGTGCTTCGTTTCGCGCAGGCCCAGTACGTCGCCAACGGCATAGCCTCGGTCGTTCAAGCGGATTTCGAAGGTCTTCGCGCCGGACAAGACCGCCTGGAAGACGTCCGGATCGGTCTTGAGAATGTGGTAGCGTTCCCTCTGCGTCTGGGCGGCGTTGTTTTCTCTCATGTTGGTTCCTTTTTCTGTTGTGGCGCAGCCATTCGGCAAATGCCAGTGCGGGCACCACAACCAGGGGTTGTCAGGTTCTTCGGTATCCCAGGTCCATCCTTCAGGCAGCGGGTCCAGCGTCGGTGGCGCCTTCCCGCATACCGCACAACCCGCCCACATCAGCGTCACCAGATCCTTTTCCATTCTGGTATTCCTCAAACGTCTTGGGATTGCCACAACGGCATATGCGTGGCCAGCACGGGTAGCAATTCCAGGCGTTGCCCAGGGCGGCGTTGCTCTGGTTGGTCATGTCTTTCCATTCCATTTCGGTCGCCGCCTCTCGGCGGCGAGTTCGCGGCGAAGTCGTTTGATTTCGTCGCTCGCCTCGCTGATGACGGCGGCCACGCCCCACTGGTCAGTGTGGCGCACAGAGTCCGCAGCCGCGCGCAAGCGAACCAGGAGGGCGGGCTGGGCGGTCATGCGGCCATCCTCAAGAAGAGTTCGCGGGGTGCGTTAGCGGTGATCAGGGCGACGGCTGGGGGCGGGCTGACGCTGTTGCCCACCATGTGAACCTGCTCAGTCTTGGTGAACCGGCGGCCGTCATGCCCTCTGTCGATGATGTAGCCCGGCGGGAAGCCCTGTAGGTTGTAAAGCTCGGCCGGTGTCAGCATCCGCAGGCGAATGTCCACTACCACGTAGGGCGTGCCCTTGATGTAGACCGTCACCAGCGCCAGGCGGTCCTTGGTCGTGACGGTGCCGGCCGGCTCGCGCAGGTCTCCCAGCTGACCGCCCTCGCCGTAGTAGCGCATCAGGAATGCCGCGACCCGCAGTGCGCCGGCTTCGTCCTCGGGGGACAAGTCGTATTCAACAAGGCCATATCTGGCCGCGCCAGCCAGGATCGTTTGCGCCGGTTCTGCCAGCGCCGATCCCATCACGTGCTGGCTCATTGCGGTCAGATGCGCCGCGACCAGCCCGTGGTGCTGTCCAGCTGCGGCCATGGTGGCGGCCGGCTCGTCGGCTGCCGTGCCGATGCTGTGCCGGCGCAGCGTGGTCAGGTGCGCCGTGATGAGTTGCTGCTGACTGCCGCTGTTGGTGATCGTGGAGGCCGGGCGCCGCAGGTCATGGGCTGGCGTGGCGTTGAATCCGCCATTGGCCTGGACCATGAAGCCCGTAGCGACAGAAAATCCGCCGTTGCTTGCGGTGAGCGTACCAACCGGATCGGCAGGGTCGTTGCAGCCGTAACTCCAGCGACGGGCGCCCGGCTTGCCCTCGCCGTGGCCGGCTTGAACGAGATAGCCTGCGGCTACTGCATGCTTGACGCCGCCAGCCGTAGCCACGCCGATCGGCTGCTGGAGATCGAGGCATCGCGGGGCCTGGCCCTTGCGCTCGCCATACCCTGCTTGAATCAGCACGGGAGTCGACAGCATCAGTTCGCCTCGATGTGCGGCCGTGATCGTCGGCGCAGATTCCTGGATATCGTGCATGCGGTCGCTGCCATGGTGGGTAGCAGGAACAAGCGCCGGCGCGACGACAGCATGCGAGCCGCCCCGGGGTTTTGCCGTGATGGTGCTGATCGGCTGGCTTGCCGCATGGGAGCCGTCCCGGCTCCAATTGGCGATCGGCACGATGAACGGATCCGCGCTGTCCAGCACGTATCGTTTCATGCCGCGGGCGATGCGCCGCATCGTGGCGTCGGCGAGAGGGCGGGGGCGGTTGAAGATGCTCTTGCCCTCGATGGTCCAGTCGATACCGTCGGCAGCTGCGCGCCGCGGACGCTGGGCCTTGCCGGGATTCTTGAAATGGGTCGCGGTAGGCCAGACGATCGGTTGTCCATCCCGACGCGCCATCATGAAAAGGCGGGTGCGAGTAGTGCCGGCGCCATAGTCGGCCGCGTTGAGTTCGCGCCACTCGACGGTATAGCCCTGGCCGCGCAGAATTGCCACCAGGCGGCGCCAGTGGCGCCCGAAGTCCTTGGGATCTGGGATGAGGTACTGATCCTGAACAGGAACGCGCTCGCCCTTGGCGGCAACCGTGCCATCGAGGCGAATCACACGGCCGGTTGCGGGGTCGCGCTTGGCGATGAGGCGGCCCCACTTCAGTATCTGAACAACGTTCTCCAGGCTGACAATGTCAGGTCTTACCGTGCCGGTCCACCGCACGGTTACCCAGGCGAGCGCGCGGATTGCCTGGTTGCGCGGCTGGCCGCCCTTGGCCTGGCTGTGATCGGTGCAGTCCGGAGACAAGTGCAGCCAGCCCACTTCCGCGCCGCCCGTCGCCTGGCGCGGGCACACCTCCCGCACGTCGGCGATGAGGTGTTTCGCCTGGGGGTGGTTGACCTGGTGCATGCTCAGGGCGGTCGGATTGTGGTTGATGGCGATGTGAACGTGCTGGCCGGTCGCCATTTCATAGGCGGTAGACCAGCCGCCACCTCCGGCGAAGATGTCAACGATGAGCTTTGCAGATAATTGAAGGTTCAATTGAGGGGTAAGCATGACTGCCTTCGCTAGTTAGATGAAAATGCGTGCCCGGTCGAGTAACATTCCGCCAACAAAAACTGAGATGAGAGGAAAAGATGGCGGAGCGCCAGCGGGCGAATTGGACTTACGAATCCGCGATCGATATCGGCCGCCAGCGCGGTATTGAGGTCCTTCAGGGTGAACTCGAGGAAAACGAGAAGCGTCCCGGGCACCTGAAAGAGTTCCCGGAAGCAATCGCGGCAGTGCGTAGAGCGATTGCGGTGCTTTCAGTTGAAAAGGCTCAATCGGAGTTGAGGCGGTTAGAGCAGAAGGAGGAAGCTGACGCCGCGAGACATAAGCACGCAGAGGACATGGACAAGGCGCAGTTGTCGGTTGCTGAGCGAGCCGCGGTCGCGAGCGAGAAGCAGGCGGATGCTGCCGTTCGTGCGGCTGCCGCGACCGAGGACGCCGCCAAAGCCGGCTGGGAGTCTGCGTTGGCGGCAAGCCGGTCGGCATACGCTGGCGAGATGTCAGCCTCTGCTACTGAGATCTCTGCACAAGCAGCACGGGACAGTGCCGACACTGCGAAAAAGGCGCTGCTAGCGTCCCGCATTTCAGCAATCTGTTCACTTCCCGGGCTGATTGCAGGGCTATATGCTGCCTACACCTATTTTTCGCAACGAACCTGATGGACCGAAGTGCCTTAAAAGCCTGCGGGTGGAGTTCAGTCGACGAAAGGCGGTAAAAATGGGTACGAGCGTTTTCAAGTGGATTTTCGCGGTTGGCTGCGGCGCGGCCATTACTTTTGTGATCGCTTTCTTCCTGGATCAGTGGTTTCCCAGCGGAAACTTCGCTAATTGGGTCCAGGGAATTGGTTCGATACTTGCGATCATCGGTGCTGTATGGGCGGTATCGGTGCAATCAAGGACCACTCTGGACTCCGTCCGAAAGAACCTTGATTGGACAGAAGAGCGCCAGCAGCGAGCGGTAATGGCGGTAGTTGATGCAGCCAAGGACCGCGTCGACAGGATCTTGAATGCCATAAACTCCGGGGACGACTGGCAGCGAGCGTTGCTTTCGTCGTACGCACGACCCATCATTGACGGGATCATTGGAGCGTTACGCGGATTCCCCGCTCATCAATTGCCGAATGGAGCGGTTGTAACGGCCTTTCTCCTCCTTCAACAGCATCTAATATTCTTCGCCGATAACGTTGACGAGCTGATCGCAGGACCGTGGAAGCACCCCGAAATCAAGGATGTGTTAGAACAAGCGCGACACACGTGGGAAGCTTCGCGCAAGCCGGAAGATAGAGAGCACATGCTATCAATCGTACGTGTATCCAATGACGCTCTACGGCAAAACGTTTACACACAAGCCGACCAGATTCGCATACATGTTGCTACGCTCCATGCCGAACTGGGGAGCGGGAAAGCCGCACATTGATTTGCCGGATCGCCAATTCGTCCGCGTTTACTATCGTCGCTTTGTGCCTCGCTTAGGCGCGTGTACGGTGATATCCCGGTTGTTGCCGCCGTCCACATGGACGTTCTTGTCCGTTTCGAAGCCCCGCGCCTCCATATACGAGACCAACAGCGACACAAAGGCGCCTGTCGCTACCTGCAACGCCATGGCCGGGTCGCGCTCGGCGAGTTGCCCATAGAGGTCGCTGACCTGTTCAAGCAGTTCGTCTTCGGTGGTCATTTGCTGTCTCCCGAGAGGATGACGCGAACGGCTACGGGCTCGCCGACCACTGTCATGTCGTTGTGCTTCTGGAGGGCGATATGCAAACTTTGCTTGGCCTCGCGGATTACCTGTTCACGCAGGCTGGCGAACGTCGCGGCCTCGTTCCAGGCGCCGACATGCACCTCGACCTTCAGCGTTACCAGCACGGATGCGGATGTGGGCGTGGTCATGCTGCCTCCCTATCGATGTTGCGATACATGCGGTCAACCGCCTTCTGCCTGGCGTCCAGCTTCCGCGTGCGCGAAATGTGATCTTGCAGGGCCTTGTCGTATGGTTCGATCTCGCGCAGTAGACGAAGCCTTTCGTGGATGTCTTTGCTGGCATTGCATTGGATGGCCAGGGCATCCCGCTTTTTGAGATCCGGTTTTTCCGCATCCCAGCGGGCAAGCTCCGCGTCGTAGTCAGCCATCAGCTTCTGGCTAGCGGTCTTCCAGCGGATGAAAAGCAGGTCTCGGCGATTGATGCGCAGGAAGAGCCCTTTTTCACGCACGAAGGCGATGATTTCTTCCTTCGTGAACTCGTTGAGGATATCGATGCCGGTTGTCATTTCTCACCGCCTTTGCCCTGCTGGGCTGCATTGCGGACCCAGACGCATACCGGCCCCCAGTCTTCGGTGTCATGGATGGACAGGACAAACCAGCCTTCCCCCTCGGGGCGGGGCGGTTCCCATGCGCTGATGTTGGAATCGCCGGCATCGCCCCAGTACGCGACTACGGCCGGGTGGTCCTCGGCTTCGCTTTCGAGATAGGCGACGCGGCACTCCAGCTGCTGCGCATCGAACCATGCGCGAGCTTCCTCGGCTCGATCCTCATCGAAAGACGGGTGCGCCGGGTGTGTCCAGTAGCCGTCGCTGTCGCGTTGGACAGGGGCGGGCTGAAGGGGGGCGGTACGGGGGCGTGATTTCGACGTGTAGCCCTTCCAGGAGTGCCAAGTGAGGCCGCAGGCGCAGACCAGGGCGCCGAGGCCGAGGGCGGCTTTAATCGGCTCCTGCTGGATTGCGGCGGTGATGCCGAAGGCGGCCCAGACGAGGATCGCCATGGGGAGCATCCAGTGGGTGGCGAGGAATTGGCGCATTACTTTCTCCCTTGCTGGGCTGCAATGGCGGCGTCGATACCAGCGTTGATTTCTGTCGCGAGGTCGCGTTCGTCCTGTTCAAGCTCGGTTTCGCGGTCCTCGGGGTCGATCAGACGAGCGCCGCCGTAGCCACCTTCCAATGACAGTTCGATGCTGTAGCCGAAAGGCAACTCGGCGCATGCTCGCCCGATTGCTGCGCCAACCGCCGCGTCCCGCGCGTCACCAGCAGCGGGAGCATGGCGGCGCAAGGCGTTCATCGCTTCGTACAGCAGCAGGGTGGCGGTATCTTCGCGCCCGTACCGTCCGATGTACTGTTCGATGCGTTGCGCGACCTCGGCCGGGGCGCCGTATTCCTGCGCTCGGGTGTGGATCGCCGCATTGTCCTTGGCGTTGGCCTGACCCTGTTCCATGCCTGCGAACCAGCCGGCCTGGTGGTCGGCGGTGTTGCCTGTGCGGGCGAGGGTGTCGTCGGGCACCGCGGGCTGTTCGGGGGCTGCGGGCACGTTCAGGACGGCGGCCATGAGGTTGCCGAGTGCGGCGTCGGGGCTGGTCTTGGGGGCGGGGGTGTTCATGCTTCGCTCCGTTGCTGGGCCGCGTCCACCGCGGCGTTGATTTCGCTGGCGTCCTGCTGCACTTCGTAGGTCTTGCCGCAGAAGGTGCGGACGTAAGCGCGGATGCCGTGCCAGGCGCTGCTGGCACCGGCTTGCTGAATGCTGGCGATGGCGTCGGCGGCCAAGTAGACGGCGGCGCCTCTGGAGTCGGTGAGCTTGATCACGCTGCAGCCCCTTCCTCTTCGCCCAGCACCCAGCGCAGGGCGGCGGCGTAGTCACCCTGGGAGGCTTCCAAGGCGGCCTGGATCTGCTTCCGGGATTTCACGCGGGGGCGCTCGCCCATGACGGCGGCCTGCTTGCGGCTGCGTTCGTGCGCCTTGACGCCCTGGCCGGCCTGGACCAGCTCGGCGACCTTCGTGCGTTGCTCGGCGACAGGCAGCTTGGCAAGTGCCTTGGCGTGCGTGAGGGTGATCTGGCCCGCCTCGACGGCGTTCTGCACGACCTTGGGGCTGTCCAGCAGTGCGAGCGTGTCGCGCACCGTAGCGACGGAGCAGTTGTAGATCACAGCGATCTGGTCTTCGCCTCTCCCGAGGGCAAGGTGCCGGCGCATCTTCTCGGCGCGGCCGAGCGGACTGTCGGCTGTGCGGGCCTCGTTCTCGCTGGCGATGGCGTCCAGAGCCGATTGCCGCTTGCCGGCGTACACAACAGCCGGAATCTGTCTCTCGGGCTCGCCGCGGTGGCGCCGCCATTCGTTGGCGAGTCGGGCCGCCTTGACGCGCTGGCGCCCGAATACCACCTCGGTTTCGCCTGTCTCGGGGTTCTTGGATACGGCGATGGGTTCCAGCACGCCCTGGTAGTCGATATTGCGGGCGAGCGCTTCGTCCACAGGCAGATGTACACGCGCGTCGTAGAGCGGGCTGTTTTCGTCGGTGACGAGGGTCAGTTTGGCGGGGTCGAAGTTGAGCAGGTTGCTTTGGCCTTCAGCGCCATAAACGTCTTTCGATTTTTTTGCCATGGTCTGTTCAGATTGATGTGAGTGGACAAAAGCGGGCTGGCCTGCCTGGCGGGGCGGCTGACACCTTGGGAGGGTTGGGATACGATGCGCAGCCAAAGGAGACGCATCATGGAAGAGCGAAAGTCTGTTTCGTGCGGTGAAGCTTTGACGGCGCTGGGCGTTATCGGCCTGTGCGTAGCCTTTGCATTGCATTACCCGGAAAAATCCGAGGACTGGGCCGCCTGGATGCAGGCATTTGGCTCAGTGGCAGCTATTGCGGGTGCCGGGTGGATTGCCCGCGGGCAGGTCCGTGAGGCGCAGCGCGTGGAGCAAGAGCGGCGCGATGCGGAACAGAAGTCGGGTGCGGAAGCCCGGAAAGAGCAGCTTCAGGCAGTTGCGGTTTTTGTCGAGCAGTTGTTTGCGACTCTTGACAAGACGGCTGTTCATTTGAGCGGTGAGATCATGCCGAATCAAATGACTGGATATTCGAAAACACGCGTCGCCCCGCTCAAAGTTGCTGTGTCAGCCCTAAGCGAGATTCCTCTCCATCAGGTGCCGCAGGCGTATATCGGTCTGCCCGTGCTGAACATCCGTAATTGCGCCGCCCACGTAGTTCAAATCTTGGAGGACACTGCGGGCGATCGCGCGGCTACGGAGGCGGAAAGTGTGCGCCGGTTGAAAAGCGCCGCGGATGCCGTTCTAGAGTATCGAGATAGGGCACGCCGCGACGTGGAGGAGATAAGGCGGCTGACAGCAAAGTACGACGGCACAAATTCGCCAGTCACCTTGGCCCGTCTGCAATAGCTGGTTTCGCGACTTTGCCTTTTCGCCATATGTTGCAGATGGTCTGCGGCGACACGCCGTAGCATTCGGCCAGGTTGTAAGTGGTCAGTCGCCCGCGCGCGCCCTGGATAAATGCGATTTCCTCGGGCTGTATAGGCTCGGCCTTGGGGTCTTCCCAGCGTAGCCGGCGGCGAGGCAAGGGCACGGGCGGAATCCACCCAGCGCGGTCGCGCAGGATGAAGTCAATTCCGTTCATAAGACGCTACGCAGGATCCAGCCCAGCGCCTGCGGGCCAAAGAAGAAGAACGCGGCCAGGCCGGCGGCGGCAGGCCACGCCCACCAAGGGATATCCGCATCCCGGCTCCAGTTGCCTTTGCCGGCGTGGTCACGGCGTGCGACGAAGTCGCCCAGCGTGCGGGCGGCCTTGGCGGCGATGCGCAGGGGGCGGATGCGTGCCGGGGGCGCGCTTGCGCTGATCGTATTCATTGGGTGGCGCTCCAGGGATCGGCCGCGACGTAGCGGCGTGAGAGGTAGTCGCCGAGGGGCGCCAGCACCAGCCGCGCGAACGCGAACAGGCCCAGGCCCCAGGCGAGGGTTTCGATGTAGGTCATGGGGATTTGCGCGGATGCGCGGTGGTGAGGCTTCGGGGAGCGGGTCAGAGGCCCAGTAACTTCAGAAAGTCACTTTCAGCGCCGGTGACGTGGCGGTGCGGCCCGCTCTCCGAAGCCGCCCCGGCGTGCAGGGCAAGGCTTGCGGTGTTACTTGCTGAAGTCGCGGCCGAAGTTGGCAATATCGATCAATTCTTCCAGGAAGCGGATAAGCGCGGCGAACATGGTCGGGCTCCATATGTTGTTAAGAAAGGGGGCAAGTCTTACGTTGCGGCACGGCAATTGCTTCCAGCGTTCCGACCCGGCCAATGGAGGACGGGAAATCGGGAGATGACCATGTTTGCTCACAACAAACGCTTGCAGTACACCGTGCGCGTCGCGCAGACCAACCCAGGGCTGGCCAACCTGTTGGAGCAGTTCGGGGGGCCTCAAGGGGAATTGGCAGCTGCCTGTCGTTACTTCACTCAGGCGCTGGCGGAGGACGACCCGGGACGAAAAGACATGCTGCTTGATATCGCGACCGAGGAACTGAGCCACCTGGAAGTTATCGGTACGTTGGTGGCCATGCTCAACAAGGGCGCGAAGGGCGTACTGGCCGAGGCTACCGAATCCGAAGCCGAGATCTATCGCCGCCTGAACGGGCCGGGCAATGATTCGCACGTGACGCAGGTGTTGTTCGGCGGCGGGCCGGCCCTAGTCAACTCCGGCGGCCAGCTGTGGAATGCCGGCTATATCGATACCATCGGCGACCCTTCTGCGGATCTGCGTTCGAACATCGCCGCCGAGGCGCGGGCCAAGATCATCTATGAACGGCTTATCAACGCCACTGACGATCCGGGCGTCAAAGAAGCGCTGGGCTTTCTCATGACGCGTGAAGTGTCGCATCAGCGTTCTTTCGAGAAGGCGCTGTATTCGATGGAACCGAATTTCCCGCCCGGAAAGCTGCCAGGCGACCCCAGCTTTGCGAACGTCTACTTCAATATGTCGCAGGGCGAGGGCGATATGCGTGGATCGTGGAACAGCGACGAGAACTTCACCTACGTTTCTGAGCGCGATGCGCAATGCGCGATCGACGGAGACGGCCTGGCATCGGTAGGTCTTACCGAGGATGAAACGTTGGCGTTGCAAGCCATGGTCGCCCGTACCGCGTCGGATCCTGCTGCCGACCCGGTGACCGGGACCGAACTTGGCGACGGCAGCGTGGTGACGGATCGCCGCGAGGAATAATTAGATCTGTCACTGCTGCGCACGGCAGGCGCGGTGCCCCAAGCTGCGAAGCTGGAAGGGTACGGCGCCTGCGCCATGATCCGCCTAGCGACTCTTGGAGTTCGCCATGAAAAACAGAAAATTCATGATGTGGCTATTGGTGGCCCTTCTACTCATCGGGCTACTCCTGATGTTTCCGCCCTGGTAGTCCAGGTCGTCATGCGCCGCCGATACCCCGCACGACCTTGCCGGTTCCGCCACAGTTAGGGCAGGGTTTCCGATCGATATTGCCGCTGCCCTGACACGCGGGACATGGTACGTCGCCCGTGCCGGGCGTCCCAGGGGCGGCCTCATCGCCAGGGTTTAGATCGCTAGGCATCGGCACGGGGGACGGCATGCTGGCCTCCATCGGTGGGGTGAAAATTAGCGCTTTGCCAATGCGTCTGGATCATTGGCGCGGGCCAGAAAATGTCGCACCAGGGCGGGAGAATTGTGTTCGAGCCACTGGGCCATGGCCCGTTCTTCGGCCAGAATGCGTTCGCAGACTGCCGCGGTCTCGGTGTCACCGACGAATTCGGCCGCTTCCTTGAGCTGGCTGTAGGCCGCAATCTCCAGGTTTTCGAAGGCGAAGCTGAACATCGCGCCTTTGACTACTTCATCAGAGGCAAATACGCCGGCGAATCCTTGAAAAGTCGCCATGGCCTTGCCCGTCAAGTCTTTGAGCAGCGATGTATCGCCACCGCGGCGCTCAATGCACTGGCGCACCAGACGCTGCTGTTCGCGTGTCTCTTCAACGTGTTGCTGGATGCGTTGGCGAAGGTCTGGGTAGCTCTCGATGCGCGAAAGCATGCTGTTCAGCATGGTTTCCGCTTGCTCCTCCATGGCGTGCGCGTCTCTGAGCCAGTCCAACAAGTGTTCGTTCGCTTGCGAGTTATCTCGTTCCATTGTGATCTCCAGTCGGTCCGCCGTCCCGCGAGTGCGGCAGGCTGGCGGGACTCAGCATCTGGCGTTCCCACCGAATGGCGAGGCAGCGTTTCTAAAGGTCACATCGGGCGCAATTCCAACACTGCCGTCTAGTGCTTAGGCACTGGGCCAGGATGGTGTTTTCATGACCTTTTGGTGGGTGATAGGGTTTGCGCTTGACTCATTCACCGGGAGGAGCGATGAACATTCATGACGCAGACTCTTATATCCGCGCCTACACCGACGCGCTTAGATTCTTGGTGGGCAGTCGGCCCGATGAGCAGGCCCGCCTATTGGCTTGGGTGGAGAAGGAACTAGAGCAATTGCCTGAAGGCTTCGAGGGGTTCCAACGGACCGTAGCCATCAATCCGCATCCACATATTGAGCCGGAAGACCGCGCACGACGAGCGGCCCTTAGGCAGTTGAGAGGCCAATTGCAGACTCACTTTACGGGTGAGCCGTAGAGATTGGTCGGGTGGTGATGCTTCGGTAAGCGCTAACCCGCAGCTCTGGACGAAATCCACACTGGCCGGCTTCCCGGCGCCGCTCCGACGTGCTGGGCATGGCTTTCGGTGCTACTTGCTGAGGTCGCGGCCGAAGTTGGCAACGTCGATCAGTTCTTCCAGGAACCGTATGAAGGCGGCGAGCATGGGGAAGTCTCCAAGGGGATCAGGCAACAGCGCCTGCCGATACCTCGCACGCGGGGCATGAGCTGGAACTGATATCTGGGCCGACTTTCTTGAGGGTCGACATGTGGCTGGTGGATCTCGAATGTGCCCGGCCTGCGTTTCTGATTTAACCTAAGCTGGCCCGGAAAGATTGAGCGATACGCCAAGGAGACCGATATGTCTACTGACTTCGCTAGAGCGATACTTGTCTTTTTGCTGGCTCCGTTTTCCAGCTATATCGTCTGGGTGGGCTACTCGCTGATGTGGTATTGGGACAAGCAGCCGGGTACGGAGCCATGGCTTTCTGCGCTTTTCATGACATTTGTCACCGCTTTCATTTATCTCCCTCTGGCCGTCGTTGTCTTCGGACTATGGGTTTATTGGACTGGGAAGGCCGTGAACACGCTCCCGCGGCTGATAATCAGCGGGTTGGTCTGTGGCGGCCTAGTGGGCCTTGCATTTGCAAGGCTCTATGGCGTGGTTGTGCTATTTCACGGGCTATCCGTCGGTGCCATTGTCGGCACTACGCTGGCGCTGGGCACGCGGCGGGTTCAGCGCCAATACGCCGTGAGGCGTGAGCCGGGCAGTTGAGAATGAAACAATGGCGCACTGGAGCGCGTATGAGTGGAGGTAGAGGGCACCATAGGGCGCAGTTATTCAATTAGCGATGACATTCGCTGGCAATGATGACTGCCCATTTTCCACACTACGCGGGCAAACAAGCTAGATCGTGAGGAACGCATGTACACAGTGACCGTTGTCGGGGATCGACCCGACTTCAGGTGTTTTCTGGACTTGCTTTATGGCCCTGGGCGGGATGTCGATACCGACGGTGATTCGTTTCCCGTGAGCAGCCGCTCGTGGACCTACCTCTACGTGAAAGATCGTGAGAGCGAAGATCCCTGCGTGGAGATCCAGGTTAACGAGGCAGATGGCGCAATATTCAATGTGCAGTCCGAATCATCGAGATTGGAAGAGCTGGCTGCGCTGTACCTGTTCCTGACCTGCGGCGGTTCGATTTCCTTTACAGGTCAGGAGCTTGACGAGGCTTCCGTCCGTTCGTTGTGCGAGAAATATTCCGTCGAGCTTGGCCGAGCAGGCAGCTCCATATGGCAATTGTCGACGGATGAGTCCCCGCGTCCGTAGGGCAATGGGCCAGTCCTAAGCGCTGGGTGGCTTCGGTAAGCGCTGACCCGCAGCGCTGGCCGAAACCCGCTTTTCAGCGGAATCGGGTTGCCGGCATTCCATCCGGCGTGACCGTTTTTGCTCTTGGCCGTCTACGCCTCACCCTGTTGACCGTGTACCGCGCTATGTCGGGCTGGATACGGTAGGGACACCGCGCAGAGCTACGGCCATGCCCGTAGGTGCGATTGAGCCGGGGAACGCCCCACAGGTGGGGCGAGCAACATCGGCGGCAGGTTGTTAAGGAGCGGAACTGGCTGCTGACCCTCTACTAAGCTGGCTTCCGCCTAGGCCGTTCTGCGAGTGGCTGTGCAGCTGTCGAATGAATAGTGCCACTAGTTATTTTTATTGTCAATAGTGCCGCTATTTATTCTGCCGTGAGAAAGCCCGCTCTGGGCGGGCTAGGGGAAGGCGCTCAGTAGGCTGGCGTGGCCCAGAGGGCCACTAGCACTACTAAGAGCCAGATCATGATGCGGGTCATGTGATGCTCCTGTAGCCAGGCTACCGTTCACCTAGTACATGGATAGTCATGATCAATTGGAGATAGTCAGGCTTCGGGCAACAAAAAATCCACCCGGAGGTGGCTGGGATAGGGCTGATGGTTGCTCAGTCCTCTGTATCGGAGTCTTCGTTCCCGGCGGCGGCAAACTGAAACTGAAGCTGTTCCGCCTTGGGAGCGCAAATCTTCAGTCGATGGCCAGCAACGTTACCGTCCAGAGTGATTAGACCGCCAGAGTTACCGCCTTGCCGAGCGCCATCGAACGTATGGAATTCAGTAGCCTCATAATGGACAGCCGTTGCCAGATGGATGGCGTCTGGAACCCTGACATTTTGTAGGACGCCCTTCTTCGCTGCTGCTTTGTGGAAATTGCGTATTTCGCCAGCGAGCGCCATAACTTTGCTGCCCGCCTCCAGTTCGACGATTGATCGCCCTTCGAAGGCCAACTCCAACTGCTTTTTCTGAGCAGCCGTCAGTCTGAGGTCGAGAATTTCAGCTCGCCAAAGTACGGAAATCATGACTATGGCTCGTCCTCGATCAACCATATCGAGGACTTCAGCCAACCCTGCCATTTCTGCGGGATCTTCCCGCTTCTCGCCGGTGATCCATGCGATCAGCGGCGCCGTATCCCAATAGAAGCGCGGTTTACCAGTCGCCATTTCTGACCTTGTTTACGTAGTCCTCTGACTTCATACCGTCGCACGCGCCGGGCGCGAGCCCGCGCAGGCTGGACAGAGAGGGGACCTCAGATCTTTCGGGGAGCACCTCGATGCTGCGGACCTTGATCAGGTGCGGGTGCTTTTCAGCTTTTTTGAAGTGAAGTTCCCCGGAAATGCGGACGGAGCGGTTAATCCCTGCGAGTGCTTCCGCCAACATTCCACTAGGGAAAAAACATTTGACACTGCGCGGCCCAACTATCGGGTACACCTTGAAGTAGTTACGTTGGTTGTGTACATCGATCACGTCCAAACTGCCGACTACAGACCCCTCTTCGACTTGATCAGGCCCGAGTATTTCATCAACTCTGACGTTCAGATTTCGAGGCAAGTCTATTGGCTGGCCATTGTCGAACTGGAGAATGACCTCAGCGACGTGTTTGCGGAGCGGACCCGATAGGGAGCCATAAGACTCCATCAAATCTAGGCTTGCGTCCGTCGGGCGCTTTCCAGAGATCACCTTTCGGATATCCCTGTCTAGCCGCGAGACAACCCGGCGAGCGTAAGAGGGGCCGCTAGTCTTAGAAACCGCCTCCAGCTCAAAGGTTGCCGGGCTATTCATCGTGATTTTCGTTACACGGTAGTACAGGGAAGGGGCCTTGCTGCCCGAAACAGACATGTCGATTTGATTGAGCGTCTGCTTGAGGGCATTCAATTGGTCGATAAGATCACTGAGGCGAAGGCTGTCGCCAGCTTCTTCCCCTTTCATCGTGATCTTGAATTTGCTCGACTTCATGGTGGTCCTCGCCGTCCGTGGCTGTCTCCGATTGTCCTGATCCAGCCGCGGAAGGTCAACCTCTGTCGCCCGTGTCCAGCCCAATCCACATACCCCGCCAACACGCACCCCAACGGCCGGCCGCGACCGGAAGAACCAGGTACATGGCTAGGAGCGTTGGGGGAGTGATGTCACAGCCCCTTCACCCGCTGCCCCGCCTCATCATCCCGCAGCTTGGCCCAGACGAATGGAAGTCACAGTTCGAACCCGCACCAGAAGACTCGCCCTTCGATTCGGTCCCTGCCATTTAAGGGTATGTCTGGATACTCGCTGGCCTTGTCCTTGTTATGCGACCGTGCGAACCATTTGTCGCCTGATTTGATCAACTGCTTGACGTACAGCTCTCCATCGCACCATACGATGAAGAGTTTTCGGTTGACCGGCTCGCGCTTGTTGCGGTTTGCCAACACCACGGCGCCATGGACGATGTGCAGGTCAACCATGCTGTCGCCGTCGACTCGGAAGGCCAAGACGTCGCTCGGCTTTGAGGCGTTCTTTAGGAGCCAGTCCCTCCGAAACATCAGGTCCTTCCCCGACTCCGCGGTAAGAACTAATGCGCCTCTGCCGGCGGATGCCTTGGCGTCAACCATCCGCACAGATGCATGGATAGAGCCTGGGTCTGCTGGTGCTAAGTCGACGCCTACCGCCAGCCCCTCGATTTCGTCAGCCAGCCGGGGGCTGAAGCTCCTTACTGGAACGTTCAAGGCAGTGGCAAAGGCGACGGCCTTTTCCGCGTTCAGTGGAGTGGCGGCGTTAAGGAACTGCCACACGGCTCCCTGCGTTCCGACTCCCGAATCGGCTCCGAAGGCAGCCTGCGATACTTTGACTCGATCCTGATAGATCGTCTTCAATGCAGCCGCTTCCTCCCGATGGACGGGGAGGATCTTGGCTTTGCGGGGTGTCGAACGAGTCATGGGCAGAGAATAGCTACGCTATTAAAGTGTGCAACGAGTGGCGCTATTGACTAGGGCCTTGAACTAGTGGCACTATTTGATGTATGCGACCAATTTCTATCATCCGCCAAAGGCTTGGATTGACCCAAGCGGCACTAGCTGCTGGTTTGGGAATGACCCAGGGGAACATCTACCACTATGAGCGAGGCCAGACGATCCCGCCCGAAGTGGCAGAGCGACTTATTGAGTACGCCAAGACTCTAGGCCTGGATCTCACCTTTGACAACGTCTACCGCGGTCTTCCTGGGGGAGCGGACCAACAGGAGGTGGCGTGATGCCGAATGCGTCATTGGGGCCACGCAAAGGTCACCTTGCAACCGGGGCACTCGAGGTAACGACCACCGCCCAGCATCCCTCTGCGTTGCAGGACGACCTTGTCCTTTCCCGGCCCGTCGAAGCACTTCTGACAGACGTAGTGATCCGGCTCCGAGAGTCCTGGGTCGCCGGTCCCGCCAAGTGCTGGGGTGGGATTCACCCGATAAGCGAATTGGCCGTCACTGATGGCGACAAGCGTGTAGCGGCCGCGTTCTGCGAGGGCTTCTCTAACTTCTCGCAGTTCCTGTGTGGCCTGGAAGTTCTCATGTTGCAGCGCGTTGATGGCAGCGCCGAGTTCGAACAAACGCTGCTGGGCATCGAGCAGCTTTTCGTTCATGGCCCGGACTATGTCCATCGCCTTGGCCTCGTCCCTGATGGACAGCGCACCCTTTCCGAGATCGATGGCGCCATTGATAGCGGTGACTGCACTGCTGATGAGGGAAAAGTCCATGGAAATCACCTCAGATTGGAAGAGAGTTGTGCAAGAGGGCCAGGCGCTGCTCCACCCGTAGATCTAGGGGCGGAGCTTGACGCGACTGTCACCGCGGCTGTCGGTCGGATTCTGCAGAAGCGTCGATTTCCGACATCACCGGGAAGCCTCCAAGAGCTTGCTGGAGCTTCCTCACTACGGAGTACCAGCCTTCCTTCAGTTCGGGAGAGCGATCCAGGGGTGAACCAGGCTCCGCCATCGCCGAGAACACCCGAGATAGTTCCGCCTTCAAGAGATCCGGCTGAGGGTGGGTGAGGGCCATCGCTAGTACCGCCATCGACAGCGCACTGGCCATCCCAAGGGCCATTCGTGCGTCGCTTGTAGAGCCATTTTCCATGGTCAGCCCCCTCCGGATCGGGGCGAATCGGTTGAGTGGAACCTCCGATTCTAAGGGGCTGACCACCCATTTTCAGGAGGGAGCGCATGTGTAGCGAGACGACGCCGGCCCAGCCGGCACCGCAGCCGGTGTTGCCGGCCAAGCAAAGCGACAAGGTCCAGATTGGGCCGCTGGACATTTGAAGTCTGTTCTTCATGTCGCACATCGTAGGGCGGGGGGCGCTACCCCGAAACCCTGATCGCACCTGGATTTCAAGGTAAGACCTGATGACCCATCGTTATACCCAGATTGACCCGCATGACGCGCTGTACATCAGCGTTCAGAAGACGCCCGGTGGCGTTGAAGAGTTGGCGGCGTTCATGACCAACCGCCGCGGCGTGTCGATGCACGCAGAAACCCTGCGCCAGAAGCTGCGCAAGGTGAAGGGCCAATCCATGTCTCTGGACCTGTTCGAACTCGCCACCGAGTGGATGATGGAGAAGCAGGGCGGGGAGGCCTACGCGCGGGATTGGCTGCTGGCGCTGAACCTGCGGCACGGTGTGTCCGCCAACATTCTGCCGCCGGCGCCCCAGCACCCGAACGAGGTCGACGCGGCGCGCCAGAAAGTCATGGAAATGTCCCACCTCAACGGGGAACTGTCGGCAGTGGCGATTGAGGCGCTGTTGGATGGTGATATCTGTGAGGAAGACGCCTCCGCCATCGTGATCGAGTGCCGCAAGATTGTGGAGAAGGCCCAGCGCCTTGAGCGGAACGTAGTGCGCGCCGCAGGCGACAAGGCGAGGGCGGGATGCTGACGCGCGGAGATTCGGGGCGCCCGGTGCGTGCGAGGCGCGCGCCTGCGGCTGGCAAGGGGGCGGCGCTGTCTCGCGTGGCGGCCATGATGTGCGGCAACGCGAAGTTTCAGGAGTGGGTTGTGTCCCGCATCGGCGTCGCCCCGCAGGGCGTGAGCGACAACCAGCACGCGGCGCAGTTCGTGCGCAACGCCTGCGGGATCGAGAGTCGCGCCCAGCTGGACCACAACGCCAGGGCCGCGACATTGTTCCATGAGGCGGTGCGAAAGCCGTTCCTGAAGTGGAGCGGCGTGTATGCGTGACACGTTGCACATGTTCAAGGGCTACCGCGTGCCGCCGGCTACGGTCGAAGCGGTGCGGCAGGCCATTATCGACACGCGCAGCGAGATTGACTTGACCGCATTGCGCGCCCTGGTGCTGCCGGCGTTGGTCGCCGTCGACCCCTGGCCGCGCACCACGCGAGAGGACGCCGCGATTGCCGCGGTCGACGCGTTCCTGTTCGACGCGGTACGCGCCGGCCTGGTCAAGCGCCATTCGAACGGCTGGCGCTTTTCCCATTGGCACCGCGTCAAAAAGCAGCAGGGGGCGGCATGTCGTTGAGCCGCAAGGCGCCATTGCGCCAGAAGACGCCCATGAAGCGTGGCGCGCCCATGCGCCAAGGCGCGGCCCTGAAGTCGCGCGGAAAGCGTATGCCGGCCCGTCGCAGCACGCCGCGTGCCACCAAGACGATGTACCGCAACCGGGCCTTGCTGAATCTGGCCAAGGGCAAGCCCTGCAAGCTCCAGATCCCGGACGTTTGCATTGGTGGCACGCAGACCACAGTCGCCTGCCATTCGAACCAGGCGCGCCACGGCAAGGCCGGTTGGCTGAAGGCGCACGACTGGGCCACCGCCTGGGGCTGCGTCGCGTGCCACGCCTATATCGACCAGAACACCACTGGCGCGAGTTACGACGAAAAGGTGGCCTTGTGGGAAGCGGGATTCGAGCGGACGCGCCTGTCGCTGATCGTGCTTGGCCTGTGGCCCATCGAGGCCGAGATTGGGTATCAATTTTTGTATGGAGAGTCGCCATGAGCGTGAAAGTCATGGGGATGGTGTTTGACCGGTATCCGAACGGTGGCGGGGAAATGATCCTTGCGCTTGCGCTCGCGGACCATTCCAGCGACGACGGGACTGGGATCTACCCCTCGGTCGCGTCCCTGGCTGAGAAGACGCGTCAGTCGGTGCGGGCGGTGCAATACCAGCTGCGCGGCATGGAGAAGGCCGGCTGGCTGATCCTGGTCAACGCGGGCAATGGGGGGCGCAATATGCGCCGTGAGTACCGGATTTCCGAGGCTTGGATAAAGGGTGCAGATTTTGCATCCCTCAAATCGGCCGCGCCCAACCAAGAAAACGGTGCAGATTTTGCACCCGTCGAAGAAGCCGAAAAGGGTGCAAACCACGACACAAAGGGTGCAACTGACGACCTAAAGGGTGCAAACGGCGACACGAAAGGGTGCAACGGGTTGCACCCGCATATAACCGTCATAGAACCGTCAGAACCATCAAGAACCGTCAAAGGCGCGCGCAAGCGCCCGCCGGGGTTTGATCCGATGAGCCTGGAGTTGCCGGACTGGCTCGATGCGGAGCTGTGGGGGCGCTGGGTGCGTCACCGGGTACAGATCCGCAAGCCGTTGACCGAAGAGGCCGCCAAGCAGCAGGTCAAGGACTTGGCGGGCTTCCGCCAACACGGGCACACGCCAGAGAGCGTCATCGCCCACGCCATCGGAAAAAGCTGGCAAGGGCTGTTTGCGCCGAATGGAGTCGTAGTCGGAGCTTCGCCCCGGCCCAGCAAGTTCAACCCCACCGCACACGTAAACCGCAATCGCACCTCAGGAGCAAACGACTATGACGACGGTCGCACAATCGACGGCTAACCGGTCCATGTGGGCCGTGCCGATGGCGAAGCTGGACGGCATTTCCCTGATCGACCATCTGTGGAATCGGCTTTCGGGCACCTACGGTGGGCGCTGGTTGAAAGACTTCCCAGACATGCAGAGCATCGAGAACTGGAAAGATGCCTGGGCGGAAGCGTTCGATGAGGAGCGCTTGACACCGCAGGATGTGGCTGAAGGGCTGCGGACGTGTCGCCGCATGTCGCCCGAATGGCCGCCCAGCGTCGGGGAGTTCATCCGGGCCTGCCGACCGGATCTGGAGCCCGAGGTGGCTTTCCACAAGGCGGCAGCGGGAATGGTCGCTCGCCACAACGGCGAACAGGGCCATTGGCCGCACCCGGCGATTTTCTGGGCGGCGGTGGAAGTGGGGGCGCACGACATGCAGCATTGCTCATACGCCACGATGAAAGCGCGGTGGGATCGGACGTTGAACGAGGTGCTGGCCCGTGGCGAGTGGAAGCCCGTCCCCATTGTCGCCAAGGCCTTGCCTGCTCCGCCCGTGACGGCAGCCAGCCGCGCCCAGGCAGAAGAGCAGATGCGCAAGATCGGCGCGACGGGGATCATGGACCAATCTGGGCGGGATCCGTTGCGTGGCTGGAAGCGCATCATCGCCGAGACGCAGAACCCGAAGGGCCGGCGCTACTCCCCGGGCGTCGTGGCGATGGCGCACAACGCGCTGCGCTTGGGTGCGGGCCTGGGGGCGCTGGCATGAGCGCGCTGTCTCGCAACAAGGGCGCAGCCTACGAGCGCCGTATCTCCAACATGCTGACCGAGGCCACGGGTACGCGTTGGCGCCGCCGGGTCCGAAACCACGAAGGCGACAGCGACGTGGTGGCCGATGATCCGGCGTTCGAACGAATCAGCGTGGAATGCAAGCACGCGAACACGCTTTGCTTGCCCGCCTGGTGGCGCCAGGCCCAGGCGCAGGCTGGCGAAACCCGCATTCCCATGCTGGTCTACAAGCGCACCGGCATGGCGGGCGACCTAGTGATGTTGGACGCCCACGACGTGAACCCGCGCACCTTCCCCGTGCGGGGGCGCTACACGGTCACGCTGGACTGGGCTGCAGCGATGCAATGGATGCGGGAAAAGCTGCCTTCGAAAGTCACTTTTTCTCCGGGCATCTACTGATGCGACCCACCGGATTGTCGGCAGACGACCTCTTGTGGAACTGGGCGCGCTGGTGCTGGTCCGGCCCGACCGTGGGCAACATGGCCCAGTTCATCCCGGAAGAGGATGAATTCCGCCCCATCCTGATCGACCAGGCCGTGGCCGTCGACGGCTTGCACAAGGCGCTGCCGCGGCATGAGGCCATGATCATCATCGCGGAGTATCCCCAGCGGCACGAGCGCTTCGCGGGCTTGGAGTCAGCGACGCGGGCGGAGCGGGCCCGAGACTGGATTAGCAGGATTACCGGACTATATCTAACCCACGCCCAGTACAAGCAGTGCCTGGGCTTCTTCAAAGACAAGGTGCAACGTGAAGTTTGGTAAAGAGGTCATTGAACTTATGGCGGCGTGTCCGGGCCGCGACTTTCGCATGATCGAACTGGTGCGACATGCAACAGGGGGGCGGGAATTGACCACGCGCGAGCGCAACGCAGTGCGCCAGGGCGTGCTACGAGTGGTCCAGGAATTGATCAATATGGGATCCGTGATGCGTCGACCATCGCGGCCCGGCGTTCGCAATTCTGCCTCGTATCGCTGGAACAGTGCGACATGAGGTAGGTGCAGAGTGCGACCGGATACGCGACAATTCAATCCGCCACAACTACGCCCGTAGCAAACTAAAGCCCACATGCTAACGCTGTGGGCTTTCTATTTAAGTCATGTACTTGTACATGGCGCCGCCGATGGCAAGTGCTGCGAGAACGTAAGGCGCCAGCACCTCAAAAGCACCGTGGCTAAAGATCAAATTGTGCAACGTGCTTCGTCCCCACAGACTTACGAATTGCAGAGAATTCAGCGTGATGTTGCTCATTTCGGCATATTCTTCGTTGAAGTCGTCGTTGCCGTAGCGATGCTCGAATTCTCCAGGCTCATCGTCCGACCATTCCGCGCGATAGAACAACGTTCTTCCGACAATAGCTAGATTAGGAACGCCCACGTCCCGCATGCTAAAGCGCCGCAGCCCCGTTCCTTGAGTCGCTTCACTCTTGGCGGCCTTTTCTCGAAGAAGTTTCTGCTCCCTTTCGCGTTGACGCTGATTGCGGATCTTTAATTCTCGACGGCGAGGGTAGAGCTTGGCGTACGTCTGTACGCGACGTTGGTGGTCCTCCCGCCAAGCCGCGCGAGAGCGGATGCGCGCCTCGCTGAAGTGGTATCGCCCTAGTAGATATAGGATAAAAAACACGCATGCCAACCAAACGCGTGGGGTATGAGCTGCGTCGACAGCGCCGAGTCCGCACAGAGATGCGATGGCTGGGAGCCGGTAATCCAGAAAAGAGGCTGCAAGAACAGCCGCGGAGACCGCAACGAGATTGCGGCGAAGTTTGTCTTCGGTGTCGTCCATACGAAATAGATTGACCCGCGTCGCCTCGAGAGCGGGGGGCTGTTATGGCGTAAATGAAGTTACTTGGGTTGCGCCGCGTCGCCGCGGGGCAAGTTTGCGACCACTTTGACGTCGAAAATGGTCTCAATTAGCTCTTTAGGACCGTATTTCGCACCCCAGACAACAATCACGAGCAATACGCCTAGAATCACAGTGGCGATATTCGCCCAGATATTTTGACGCACGGTTTTCCAATAGGGCTGGGCTTCAGAGAGTTTTCTTATCAACTCATCGGAATGGTTCTGAGCCTGCTCTTTTATCTTGTCTTGGTAGTTCGCTTCGGCATCCTCGAGCGCCTGGCTCAGAATGCCTCCCGTAAACGTCGCCAGCACTTTCTCGGCCTCTGCTCTAAGGCCCTCGCGGGAGGCCGGAAGCGAAAAGCTCCTGCGCACCTCAGCTAGCTGTTGTTCGTCCGGGGCGCGGCCGTGGTCCTGAATGAACGATTCAATGTAAGCGACCTTGTTTCTCTTATAAAGCGAATATGCGATAAGTCCGACCAAGTCGTCCTCGCTTTCCAAAAGGAGGCTGTAAATCCTGTCGTGCGCGCGGGGTGCCTCCGATGCGCCTGCTGTCCCCGGCGGCAACGCGGGCTGAACGTCGAACATCTTATTTTTTCTTTTTGGTGGTGTAGTAAAGCCCGGAAAGTGCCCGTTTGGCCGCTTCCTTGAGCTGGTCGGGATTGACGCGAATCACGCCTGTACTTGCGGAGCTTTTGATGACCCAACCTCCGCCGGAGGCTGGGGCTACCGACGATGAGGAGACTGCTCGCTGGTAGCTCGCGCGCACGCGGGCCGCCAAGGCCTCGTCCGCTTGATCAGAAGGTCGCTGTCCCACCGAGCGCCCGTTCACCTTTTTGACGCTGGCGGTGTCTACCGTCTTGGAGACGATCGGCTCTGCCTTAAGGGTGCGGCGCGGGGACTTGGGGATGAGGGGTTTCATACGAGCCTTTATACGATTCCATGCGATTTCGCGCAAATGCTACCCCAATCAGGGCGGGGTCCCCAGGGAAGTCGACGCCTTAAGGGTAATTCGAACCCCGGACGCTCGCTAGTCACGGGGCGTCCGTAGGGGGGTAATAATAATTTCGGCCGGATATCCCGGTATTTCAAGGACTTGCGGCCGGCTGGCGCTGCATGCTGCCCCCCTCCGCCCAGCGGGAGGGGGTTATATGGGCGGGAGGGTGTCATGCTGAAGTTCACTTCGAAGCTGCGCGACGGCGTCGATTACTACGCTGCGATGCGGCGCCAGCTGCCGTATGCCACTTCGGTCGCGCTGAACCGGACCGCAGATGCGGTGCGGCAAGCCCTGGTCCAGCAAACCCAGCAGGTGTTTGACCGGCCTACGCCATACACCTTGAATGCGCTGCGTGTGGTACGCGCGAGCAAAGGGAACCTCGTCGCAACCATTGCATATCGTGATGGAGCCGGCAAGGGCACTTCGGCCGATCGCTACCTGGCGCCGCAGGTGCTTGGCGGTGGACGTAGGCTGAAGCGGTCGGAAAGGGCGTTGCAGCGCGCAGGCCTGCCGGCGGGCATGTTTACTGTCCCGGCTGCAGCTGCTGAACTGGACGCCTACGGCAACATGTCCCGCGGGCAGATTGTTCGGCTTCTGTCCTACTTCGAGGCGTTTGGAGAGCAAGGCTATCGCGCGAACGCCACGGCTCGAAGCCGCGCGCGAACGGCGAACGTCGGCACCTCGCGTGAAGGCTACCGGCGCATCAACGGGGTCCAGTACTTCATTTCGCGGGGTAAGGGGTCGATGAGCGGCCAGCGGCGCCAGGTCCTACCCGCCGGCATTTGGCGCAAGAAAGGTACGCACGGGGCCGATGTGGCGCCAGTCCTGCTGGCGGTAGAGCAGCCCCAGTACACGCCTCGCCTGCCGTTTTACGAGACAGCCGCCGCCGTGTATGGCGAGCGCTTCGATGTGGAGTATTCGACCGCCCTGGACGCTGCATTGGCGACTGCAAGATGATTGACCTGGACAAGAAAACTACGCAAGCAAGGTTCGCGCAGCTGGTCGGGGTCACTCAGCCCGTTATTAGCGGTTTGCTGATGCGTGGGGTGCTCACCAGTGGCGACACGCTGGGAAACTGGCTGTTGGCGTACTGCGGAAATCTTCGGGACGCTGCCGCCGGGCGCAACCGGGACCCCGAATCGAAGGGGTTGGATCCCGCTGAGGAAAAGGCGCGCTTGAACGCTGCTCAGGCTGACAAGGTGGAAATGGAAAACGCCGAGCGTCGCGGCGAACTTGCGCCGGTCTCGGTGCTCGAGGAAGTGCTGGTGCGCGCCGGGACGAAGGTGGCGGCCACGTTCGATGCGATTCCCGGCATTCTCAAGCGCCGCCTGCCGAACCTGACCGACGCGGATCTGACGATTGTTCGCCGCGAGCTGGCCAAGGCGCGCAACGCCGTGGCCGCCCTGTCCTTGGAGGATATTGAATCGGAAGATGATAACGAGGGTGAATGATGCTCGTAGAAGACAACCGCGCGGGAGTTGCCCGCGCGCTTCGTCGCGGGCTCGCATCCTTTGGCGCCCCGGAGCCGATGACGCTTCGGGAATGGGCGGAGCGACATTTCTACCTGTCCGCCGAGTCATCTTACGTCGAGCAGAACTGGGAGGCGTGGCCCTTTCAGCGCGCGATTCTTGCGTGTATCGGTAGCGATGACCTACACGAAGTAGATGTCATCAAGTCGGCCCGGGTCGGCTACACCAAGATCGTGCTCGCCGCGGTCGGGTATTTCGCCGAGCATCGGCGTCGCAATCAGGCACTCTGGCAGCCGACCGACAGCGCGCGGGACGAGTTCGTCAAGACCGAACTAGAGCCCATGCTGCGTGACGTAGAAGTCATGCATCCGATCTTTCCGACCCGGCTGGCGCGCCACAAGGACAACACGCTGCTGGTGAAGAAATTCATCGGGAGTGCGTTGCACCTGCGGGGCGGCCGGGCTGGAGACAACTATCGTCGCTTGTCGGTCAGTGTGGCAATCCTTGACGAATTCAGTTCGTTCGACTCCAACATTGATGGGGAAGGGGACCCGGGCCAATTGGCCGCCAAGCGCCTGGAGGGCGCGACGTTTCCCAAGATGGTGATCGGCTCGACGCCCAAGCTTAAAGAGACATGCCTCATGGAAAAGCGGGCGGCTGGCGCGGATGCGCGGTATGACTACCACATCCGTTGCCCGCACTGCGACGAGCATCACGCGCTCACCTGGGGCGGTAAGGACGAGCCCCACGGCTTCAAATGGCTGAACGATGACCCCGAGACGGTGCGGCATCTGTGTCCGCACTGCGGCACGCTGATCGCCCAGGGCGAGTATCTGGCCGCGGCCGAGGATGGGTTCTGGTACGGGTCCGATGGAACGACTATCGACCGAGATGGAGTTTTCCGCGACGCTGCGGGCGACGTTATCCCGGCGCACAAGCGGGTCGCCTTCCACGTCTGGACCGCCTATAGCCCAATGGTCAGTTGGGCGAAGATCGTCCGGGAGTTCCTGGACGCGTATGCGAAAGCCGAGCAGGGCGACGATGAGCCGCTGAAGACCTTCTGGAATACCACCCTGGGCCAAGCCTGGGAAGGCGAAATCGAGAAGATTGAGGCCGACGAGTTGAAGCGGCGCGCCGAAATTGAGGCGTACCGCTTGCCAGGCCAAGCCGAGAATGTGGTTCCGCTGGGATGCACGTTGCTGCTGGCCGGCTGCGACACGCAGGGCAATCGCGTCGAGGTGGCAGTTTGGGGCTTCGGCCGTGGCTGCGAAATGTGGACTGTCGATCACCAGATTTTCCACGGCAACCCTGCGGAGGACGAGGTCTGGAACAGCGTGGCGGAATACCTGTTTGAGCGCCGGTTCCAGCACGAGGGCGGCCAGCAGATGAGTATCTACGCGACCGCGATCGACTCCGGGGGGCACTATTCGAATGCCGTATACGACTTCGCCCGCCGCAATAAGGCGCGGCGCGTGTACGCGGTGCGCGGGCGCCCATTCGGTGAGAAGGCGATCAAGGATGGCGCTGGCCAGGTCGACATCGACTGGCGCGGCAAGCGCGTAAAGAAGGGCGTAATCCTGTGGCATGTGGGAACCAACCGCGCGAAAGACTTGTTACATAGCCGGCTGGCGATCGAATCTCCCGGGCCCGGATACGTTCACCTGTCCGCGGACCTGTCCGACGAGTGGTTTCGCCAGTTCTCTGGCGAAGTGCGGGTTGCTCGCAAGACGGCTACGGGTGTTCGCACGCTTTGGACGGCGATTCGCAAGCGGGTGGAAACCTGGGACTGCGCTGTGTATGCGCTTTGGGTCGCGGAGCATCTTGGCCTGACCCGCAAAACAGAGGCGTGGTGGGATGCGATGGCGGCCAAGTTGGACGCGTTGCCGCCGCCTGCCGATTCGGTGGAGGCGGATGACGCGCCGCCGCCAGCCGCGCGCGGCAGGCGACCGTCACCAGCGGTCCCGGCCGAGGCGGCGGCCGCCAAGCCCCGGGCGCCGCCTCGGCCGGCCCGGCGCCGATCGTCTTCCTCCAGCTATTTGAAGGCCCGCAGGTAGAGAGGTGCTGCGGGCATAACCTCGGCCATAGAACAGGGCGAAAAAATGGCGTACACCCAAGCCGACCTCGAAAAGCTGGACCGTGCGATCGCGGGCAGCCAGCTTGAGGTCCAGTACGACGGCAAGCGCGTGCGCTTTCGCAGCATCGACGAACTCATGCGAGCGCGAGCGCACGTATCCGCAGAAATCAACAAGGGCAAGCGGCGCCCGCGACAGTTTCGACTACGCAGCGCCGGAAAGGGAATTCGATGAGCTACGCCAAGCACCGCCGGTCCGGCCTTCTGGTGCCGCGGCGTCTGAATGCACAGATGAGTTCCAGCTACGAGAGCGGCAGCGCGACCGGCAGCCGCGCGAAGAACTGGAATCCGTCGGCGGCCGGCCCGAACTCTGCTGCAACGCAGGGACTGCCCCTGCAGCGGCGACGGGCCAGGGACGCGGTCCGCAATGATCCGTGGGCGTCTACCGCCGAGCGCAAGTGGGACAGCAACGCGGTGGGTACGGGCATTCAGCCCTACCCGCAGCACCCCGACAAGTCGGTGCGCAGGCTCTTGAAAGAGCTGTGGGCGGACTGGTGTATAGAGGCGGATGCCGACGGGCGCCTAGATTTCTACGGCATGCAGTCGCTGGCGGACCGATCCATCTTCACTGCGGGGGAAATCTTCTGTCGGTTTCGTCGGCGGCGTCCTTCGGACGGCCTGGTGGTCCCGCTGCAGCTGCAACTGATTGAGGGCGACCAGGTTCCGGTGGAACGCACGTACTCACTGCCCAATGGCGGCGAGGTGGTCAATGGCATCGAATTCGATCCCATCGGCCGGCGGGCAGCCGTTCACATGTGGCGGCGTCACCCCGGCGAGTTCGGGCGGTCCAGCCCTGCGCAGGAGATTGTGTCAGTGCCGGCGGACCAGGTAATCCACGCATACCAGATGCAGCGGCCTGGCCAAGTTCGTGGGGTGCCGGCCCTTGCAACGGTGCTGCTGCGTCTGAAGTCGATCGACAACCTGGATGACGCGGTGATGTACCGCCAGGAGGTGTCCAACCTGTTCGCCGGCTTCATCACCAGGCCGGATCCTGATGAAGATCCGACCAATCCGTTGACGGGCGACCAGGAAGACTATGTCGAGGATGACGACGGAATCCCGTTGGTGTCCATGGAGCCGGGCACGATGCAGGAGCTGGCGCCCGGCGAGCAGGTGACGTTCTCGACGCCGCCCGGGGCCGACAACAACTATGACAGCTTCATGCGGCATCAACTGATGGCGGCTTTCGCCTCTGTCGGGATTCCCTATGAGCTGGCGACAGGAGACCTGCGCAACATCAGCGATCGGGCGCTGCGGGTGCTGGTGAACGAGTTCCACCGTCTGATCGAGCAATACCAGTGGCACTGCCTTATTCATCAATTTTGCCGACCGGTATGGGCGGCATGGATCGATGCGCTGGCGCTGGCCGGCACCATTCCGATGCCGGATTACCACCGGCGTCGCCGCGAGTGGCTGCGCGTCCTCTGGGTTCCGCAGGGCTGGCCGTACTTCCATCCGGTGCAGGACATTGAGGCCAAGAAAATGCAGGTGCGATCTGGCTTCACAAGCCGCTCGGCGGTGATCTTGGCCCAGGGTGATGACCCTGATCAGGTCGCCGCCGACATCGAAGCGGACAACTTGGCGGCGGACGCCGCGCGGGCGGTGTTCGACAGCGATCCGCGGCGGTCTACATCTGCCGGCAAGGCTCTTTCACCGGCCGATGCGGAATAGCAGCAGCAATTTCAACTATGGAGCCATCATGGCAAAGAAGCTCTGGTACACGATCACTGCAAAGGCGCAGGCCGAAAAGCCGGTGGTCGAAATCCGAATCTACGACGAAATCAGCTTCTGGGGGACAACTGCCGAGGCCTTCGTGGCAGAGTTGGACGCGGCGGCGGCCGGCGGCGCCGATATCGTGGTGTCGCTCAACAGCCCTGGGGGCGACGTCTTCGACGCGCTCGCGATCTATAACGCGCTGCGGCGCTATGCCGGCCGGGTGACGACTCGGGTTGACGGATTCGCGGCATCGGCGGCGTCCCTGATCGCAATGGCGGGCGATCAGCTGATCATGCCGGAGAACGCTCAACTGATGATCCACAACGCCTGGACCATCGCTGGCGGAACGGCCGAGGACCTGCGCTCGACCGCGGACATGATGGATCGGGTCCGCGACGGCGTTGTCGCAGCCTATTCGCGCAAGAGCGGGCAGGACGCCGACAAGATCGTGGAAATGATGGACGCGACCACGTGGATGTCGGCGTTGGAGGCGCAGGCCCTGGGATTCTGCGATCTTATCGAAGATCCTGTGCGCCTCCAGATGTCTTCCGATCTGGCCGCTGAGGTGCTCCGAAAGCATAAGAATCTGCCGGCGGAGGTGTCCGCGATGCTGGATGCGCTCGAGGCCGAGTCGCCCTGCGACCCCGCTCCGCCGCCTGCCACGACGACGGATGCGCCGCCGCTGGCGCCCGCCGCCGAGCCTCAAGCCAATGCGGCCCAGGCCACGGCCCTTGTCGGCCACGTATACGCCGCCTGCCGGACTGCCGGTGTGGCCCATCTCGCGGAGGGCGTACTACTTTCCTGCGGCCTCGCAAGCAAAGAGGGGGCGGACGAGCGAATCGTCCAGGCGGCCGAGATCGCCGGCGTCTGCCTGGCCGCCAAGATGGCCGACAAAGCACCCGAATTTGTCGCGGCAGGTCTTTCGGTGGACCAGGCCCGGGCAAGGCTGTTCGACGCTCTGGCCTCGGCTTCCGAGCAAACCGTCGACAACAGGCAGCGGCCGGACGCTAACCCGGCCAGGGCGGCCCCGGCGCTTTCGGTCACCAACTTCTACGAGGCTCGTGCTGCGGCACGCCGCCGCGCGTCCTAAGCAGCACTCAACCACCCTGGAGAACGTATGAACATCCTGCACGAAAAAGCCCGTACCGCCGAATTCCTCTTGTCCGAGGGCGCCGGCGAGATCTCCCGCGAGAAAATCATCTTGGCCGCCACGGCGACCGGCTACCCGTCCGGCCAGGTGCTGGGGCAGATCACTGCCACCAAGCAATACGCGGCGTATAACCCCGCCGGCGCCGATGGCACGGAAAAGGCCGCTGCGGTGCTGTACGGCGCGGCGGACATCTCGACGGACCTCCAGCCGGCGACTGCCATCGTCCGCCTCGCGGAAGTCGCGGCAGCGTCCCTGACCGGCCTGGACGCCGAAGCCCGCGCCGATTTCGCCCCGACCTTCCTGATCGTCCGCGACTAATTCGCGCCGTCGGAACCCCGTTCAAGGACCAAAGTATGGCCCGCTTAGGCGGGCCATCGTCATTTTCAGGAGCCTCCAACATGGCACACATCGATATCTTCCGCGACAACGCGTTCTCCCTGGCGTCCCTGACGGCCGCCCTCAACGTCCAGCCCGAAGGCCAGGCCGTGCCCTCCACTCTGGACAGCATGTTCGACGAGGACGGCGTTTCGACGCTGACGGTCTCGATCGAGCGCGAAAATGGCAAGCTCGCCCTGGTGCCGGACTCTCCCCGCGGCTCGCCTGGCCAGACCACCGAGAAGGACCGCCGCGACCTGATCCCGTTCAACACGCTGCACCTGCCGCTGCGTGACACGATCTATGCCGACGAGATCCAGGGCGTGCGCGCGTTCGGCACCGAGAGCGAGCTGGAGGTGATGCAGGGCATCGTCAACAAGCGCACCGTGAAGCTGCGCTCGAGGATCAACGCTACGCTCGCCTACCATCGCCTGGGTGCTGTCACCGGCAAGATCTTCGATGCCGACGGCCAGCGCGTGCTGCTCGATCTGTACGACCGATTCGGCTACACGCAGAAGACGGTGAACCTGGCGCTGGGTACAGCCACCACCAAGGTGCGTCAGAAGGTGCTCGACGCCAAGCGCCAGGCCGAAGACGCGCTCGCCGGCGCCGTCCAGATCAAGGGCTGGCTCGGCATTATGGGGCGCGCCCTGTACGACGCGTTTACCGGCCACGATTCCGTCGAGAAGGCGTTCGACCGCTGGAAGGACGGCGAATTCCTGCGCGCCGACATGCGCAAGGGCTTCATCTTCGAAGACGTCGAGTGGAAGGAGTACTACGGCAAAGTCGGTGCCGTGACCTTCCTCGATCCGAACGAGGGCTACCTGGTGCCGATCGTCACCGAAGATCTGTTCCAGACCCGCTTCGCGCCGGCCAACCACATCGACGTTGTCAACACCCCGGGCCTGCCGTTCTATGCCTCGCAGGAGATTCTCCAGCACGGCATGGGCGTCGACCTGAAGGTGCAGTCCAACCCGCTGACGATCAACACGCGGCCGAACGCCGTCATCCGGCTGAAGGCGTCGTAAGCACCATGTGGGACAACGCGATCTTTGATGAAGCGTTCGACCAGGCCGGGATGCGCGAGCTTGCCAGCCTGGACGGCGTTGTCCCCGCCGTCGATTTCATGGTCCGGTTTGACCGGCCCGATGTGATCGACGAGGCGAATTTGGTCCACTCCACCGATTACGAGATCGAATTCACGACGGCGTCGGCCCCCGGCTTGAAGTACCACACCCGCCTATGGATTGGGGGGAAGCTCTACCGAGTTCGGCAGGAACCCACCGTGCGTGGGGATGGGTACTGGACCCGCGCTTTGTTGGAGCTTTTGCCATGACCTCGCTGGCGCAACGTTACGTGGAGGACCTTCGCTTGGCCCTCGCGGGGGCGTCCGGAGACTTTCCGGCAGCTGTTGAGAATTCCCCCATGCGCGCGATCTCGCGCGAGGACCCGAAGGTCGTCTCGGTGCAGTTGGGGGCCGAGTCGATCCAGGAGCTGTTGTCGCCGCGTGTCACTCGAGTTCGTGAAATCCATCTGATCGTTCATACATGCGGCGACGATCACCTCCAATTGGCCGAGGAGGTGTTCGAAGCAGCGCAGCCGATCGTGATGGGGTATTCCGGGCCCAACATGGTGTCGATCGTAGAGTTCGGCACGGACGAGCCCAAGTACGCCAATGGCGATCTTCGTCGGCAGGTGGTCACCAAGCGCTACCGCATCACCTATCAGACCGATGAGCATTCGCTGGGCGCGTAACGCCCCAGCACTCGAAGGAGAACAGTATGTCCGCAATGAAAGCGGCCGGCGCGCCGGAGACCGATGCCGATACCGAGACAGTCGGCACCCCTTCCGCAGCGATCAGCCCGGCTGCGGCGGCGCCTGACAAGTTCCACGGACAGGGCGGCAGCTACGTGCGCGATCCCACCACGGGCGAGCGCGTGCTTGTCGAGCGGACGTCGCCGTGTGACTGCGGTGGCGCCAGCTGATCACTTGAATTCAGATACTTACGGAGCCAATAATGGCCAAATCCATCCGAAAGACGCTGTTGCTGGCTAAGATCCAGACGGCGGAAGGGGTCGACCCGGTTCCCACCGGGGCCGCCAACGCGATCCTGCTGCGCAACGTGACCGCCACGCCCCTGTCGGCCGAATTCGTCGAACGCGCGCTGCTGCGGCCCTACATGGGCAACGCGGGTCAAGTGGCGACCACCCAGTACGCCCAGATTGAAGGCGAGGTCGAGCTGGCCGGGTCGGGTACGGCTGGTAAGGCGCCGGCTTGGGGGCCGCTGCTGCGCGCTTGTGGCTTCGCCGAGACGGTCACGACCGGAACGGACGTGCGCTACCTGCCGGTGTCCGAAAATTTCGAGCGCATCGCGCTGCACTATTACCTGGACGGTGTCTTCCACAAGATCCTGGATGCGCGCGGCACGGTGTCTTTCGACCTGACCGCCAAGGGCATCCCGTTCATGCGCTTTCGTTTTATGGGCGTCTATCTGCCCATCACTGACGGCACCAACCCCACCGACGTGGATTACAGCGCTTTCCAAATCCCGAAGGGGGTCAACAAGGCCAACACGCCGGCCTGGTCCCTGGGCAGCTATTCCGGTTGCTTGCAGTCGCTGACCTTCGATATCGCCAACCAGCTGGTCTGGCGTTCGCTGATCGGCTGCGAAGGGGCCGAGATCACCGACCGCCAGCCGACCGGCAAGATTTCCCTCGAGCTGCCGCGCATCGCCCAGCTGGATTGGCCGGCGATCGTGCTGTCCGGCGAAGGTAAGGCGCTGGCGATTCAGCATGGCACGGCTGCTGGCAACATCGTCGAGATCAAGGCACCCACCGCGCAGCTGACCAACCCGGCCTATTCGGACCAGGACAACGTGGCAATGCTCGGCCTGGACATGAATGTGAACCCGGGACCGGACGGCAACGACGAACTGGAAATCATCGTTCGCTAACCCGCCTCGCGGTCGAGCCCTCCAACTATCTGCGCCCGGCCCGACCGGGCGCTTTCTATTCCGGAGCTTTCCATGGCTTTTGTGGTTACCAAGCGCGCCCTTGCGGCGTGCGATATCAAGGTTGTCGTCCACGGCGAAAGCGGCGCACCTGTCGAAATCGACTTCATTGCGCAATACAAGCGCAGCCCGCTGGATCAGATCAACGCGCTGCACGACGCGATGACCAATGCCTACCGTGAGCGCGTCGGTCAGCCGCTGCTGCCTGTGGCCAAAGGCCAGAAGGCGCCCGAAAAGTGGGAGTACGCCTCGGACGTCGAGTTCATCAAGGACAGGATGACCGGCTGGCTGGGTGTGCGCGACGGCCAGGGTGACGCCGTGCCGTTCTCGGTCAAGGCGCTGGACCAGGTCCTCAAGGATTGGCCTGAACTGGTCGCGCCGCTGTTCCAAGGCTTCTGGCGGGCCCATCAGCAGGTGCGGGAAAAAAACTCCTAGAGGCCGCGCGGTACTGGGCGATGGGCGGTCGGCGCGCACAAGCCGCGTTCGACCCCGATGACGCAGTGCTGGCGGCCTTGGCTTTGGCTGGTGCGCCTGCGGACGTTCTGGACGCGGCAGGAGCCAGGGCGGCCGACGAGCCCTTCGAGGTGTTCGAGGAGAACTGGGAGACGGTCAGGGCATTTCTGGAGCTTGAAACATGCTGGACTTGGGTGGCCCCCGCAATGGGGCCTCCACTGCGTACTGGCATTTCGGCGACCGAGATTCGCGCAACGCTGGAGGTCCTAATGCCTCCGGGGGCGGACCTGAGGGAGGCGTTTTTGGATATCCGCGCGATGGAGCGCGCCGCCTTGGAGGTCTTTTTGGGGCAGGCGTAGGCCGGAAATTTGAACTTTCAGCGGCAGAATTCAATGAATGACAAGGTTCTAGGCGTCACGCTGACCGCGAACGAAGCTGACCTTCTACGCGGATTTTCGGCGTCCGGTGCCGCGACGGCGGAATTTGCCGCCACGGCCGAGGCCAATTTGGGCCGAGCGAGCGCGGCCTCTGCGCGGATGGGCGCATCCGCGGGGCAGATGGGCCAAGCCGTTAACGCCTCTGCGGCGGGTAGCCAGGCGTTCGTGCAGACGTCTGATAGGTTCGTCCAGGGCCTCGAGCGCCAGGTACAGGCGATTGGCAAGACGAGGTCCGAATTGCTCGAGCTGCAGGCGGCCGAGCTTGGCGTATCCGCCCGTGCTGCCCCCTTGATTGCCAAGCTGCGCGAACAGGAAGTTGCGTTGGGCTCGTCCGGCCGCGCGCTGGATAGGTACGGCAATAGCGCCGCACAGACCGCAGCCGCCATGCGGGGTGTACCGGCGCAGCTGACCGACATCGTGGTGTCCTTGCAGGGTGGGCAACAGCCCATGACCGTCCTGCTGCAGCAGGGCGGCCAGCTAAAGGACATGTTCGGCGGCGTTGTGCCGGCCGCGAAGGCGCTGGGAAGCACGCTTCTTGGGCTGATCAACCCTTATACCCTGGCCGCTGGCGCGGCTGTGGCCTTCGGTATAGCCGCCTATCAGGGAAGCGAGGACGCCTCACGCCTGAATCGGACTATTCAGCTGACGGGCAACTATGCGGGGGTAACGGCGGAGAAGATCCGCAGTATGGCCGCCGCCGCAGCTGGTGAGAATGGAAGCCGCGGCAGGGCGCAGCAGGCAGTCGAGGCGCTGGTCGCGACGGGGCAGATTTCGGCCGACACCATCCAGATGATGTCAAGCTCGATGGTTGCCTTCCAAAAGGCATCGGGCCAGGCCATGGACGAAATCTCCAAGGATTTCGCCAAGATGCCCGAAGGGGTGACGAAGTGGGCAGAGGAGCATAACCGCTCGCTCAACTTCATGAGCCTGGCTCAGTGGGACTACATCCGTACGCTGGAGGAGACAGGCAACCGCGAAGGTGCCATGCAGGAGACCTCGCGGGCCCTGCACGACTATCTGGGCACTGAAGCGCCGGAAAAACTGGGCGTGCTCGAACGTGCGTGGCGGGACGTGAAGGGCGCCGTCGACGGCGCCTGGGAGTCAATGAAGCGGGTGGGGCAGGAGCAGGACCCGCTGGAAGCGCGTATCGCCACGCTGCGCGAGAACATTGCGCTGATGCGCCAGCGTGATGCAGGGCCGGCCGGATTGAATGAGGCTGGCCGTGCGCGCGTGAGAAATGCCGAGGGTGCCCTGGGCGACGCGCTGGATCAGAAGGGCCTGGCGGATGCCGTTGCGCAGGTCAAGGGGCTCAATGCCGCGGCGAACGCGGCGGCTATCGAGGCGGCCAAGAGCCTGGATGCTTACGACAAGCAAACCAACAAGGTTCGGCAGCTGACCGAGGCGCTGGAGAAAAACGCGCGCCTGGAGGCGGCCATTCGTGCCGTCAATCCCGAGGATGACCGGATATCGTCCAAAGCCATCCGGGAACGCGAAGCAGAGACCCGCAAGAAGTTCCAGGACAAGGACGCCGTCAGCGCCGGGCAGAATTCACTGTCTGGCCAGCTGGCAGCGATGCAAGCCCAGGCGCGCCTGCGTGAGGAGGCCTTGCGCGCTGAAACGGCCGCGCTGGAAGGCCAAAGGGCGGCCGGCCTGTTGTCCGAAGAGGCATTCATTCGGCGACGGGCGGCGGCCCAACGGGCAGCCCTCAGCGACGAGCTGGACATCGCCCGCAAACAAGCGGATATCGCCGGCGGCAAGAAGCAGATTGCCGAACGCGAGCGCTACGCCGGCCGGGTGCAGGAACTCGAGGCCCAGATCGCGAGGTCGCAGCAGCAAGAAGCGACCGACATCGAGAAGTACCAGGCCAAGATCCGGGGTGCCCTACGCGCTACGCAGCTCGATATCGCCAATTACAGCGAAACCCGCGCTCTACAGGAAAGCCGGCAGAACAACGCGCTGACCCTGGGCAGCAACGATCGAGCGCTGGTGGATGCTATCAACCAAGCGCAAGACAGGTTTCGGCGGATCCGCGACGGCTTCACCGACAAGATGCTGCGCGAAGGCGGCGGCGGTGCGCTGGAGTCTGATCAATATCTGCAGGGCATTGCTCAGATCGACGCCGCAATGCAGGCACAGATCGAGCGCGAGCGCGGCTACATGGAGGAACGGGTAGCGCTTCAAGGCGATTGGAAGAACGGAGCCATTCGCGCGCTGAACGACTGGTCTGACGCGTCTGCCAACGTCATGGCGCAATCGCAGCAGGTGTTTTCCAGTCTGTTTCAGGGCATGTCGGACGCTGTGGCCTCCTTCGTGGTCAGTGGCAAGGCGAATTTCGCAGATTTTGCGAAGAGTGTCCTTTCTGACTTGGCACGCATCGCGGCGCGTCAGGCGACGATGGGGATTTTCACCAGCGTCGTCGGCTCCTTGTTCGGTGCTGCATCTGGAGCTGCAGCCGGGACTGAAGCGGCAGCAAGTCAAGTCCAGGCGTCGGGTGGTGACGGAATCGGATCGCTGATCGCGTCGAATGGCTGGACCGCCAACGCCAAGGGCAATGTCTACGAGTCGCCGAGTCTCTCGGCTTTTTCGAATGGCGTCTTCCATACGCCCCAGGTGTTCCAGTTCGCGAAAGGAGCCGGGGTGTTCGCCGAGGCGGGTCCCGAAGCCATCATGCCCTTGCGGCGAGGTCCGGACGGACGTCTCGGGGTGCAGGCCCTAGGCATGGCGCAGCCCTCGCAAGCAGCGGCTCCCGTGCAGGTCAACATCTATATGCAACAGGACGGAACCAGCAGGACGGAAGCACCCCAGGGGCTGGAGCAATTCGGGCGTGAACTGGGCGAATTCGTCGATTCGCGGTGCCAGGTTCTTATCGCGAAGTCTTACCGCCCAGGCGGGGCGTCTTGGAACGAGCGCTATGGAAGGAAGGGGCAATGAGCAATTTGGAGGTTTTTCAGTGGAGTCCCAGGCGAAATCCGCAGGCGGAAGTGAAGTTCAGGGTTCTCCGGGCCCAGTTTGGCGACGGCTATGAACAGGTCGTCGGGGATGGAATAAACAATCGCACCGAGTCTTGGCCGCTGTCGTTCTTTGGCAGCGAGTCAGAAATCCGGCCGATCAAGGATTTTCTCGATCGCCACGGCGCCTCGCGGGCCTTCCTGTGGACCGCGCCGCTGGGAACCCAAACATCGTACCGCGCCGGCGACTATCAATTGGTGGCGATGGGAGGCGGTTGGTACACGATCTCGGTGACATTCACACAGCGGCATGTGCCGTAGAGACTATGCAAGAACTTGAACAAATCCCCATTGGCCAGCAGGACAATGATGGCACGGGTGACCCGTTGCGCAACGGAATGGCCAAAGTCAACGCCAACTTCACCAAGGTGCAGGCCGGCGTCGACGCGGTGGAGTTGACCGCGGCGAACGCGGCACAGACTGCCACCGAAGCCAAGACCACGGCCGACGCCGCGATTCCCGCCGCCCAGAAGGGCATGGCCGGGGGCGTGGCGCCTCTGGACGCCTCCGGCAAGGTGCCGGCCACGCACCTGCCGGAACTGGCGGACTATATCCCGGTGGAAGAGAAGGGAGCCGCCGAGGGCGTGGCGCCGCTGGACGCTGGCACAAAAGTGCCAGTGGCGAACCTGCCTGTGGGAACGGCGGGCGGTGTGGCGCCCCTGGGGGCGGATGGCAAGGTGCCGGCCGTCAACCTGCCCGCCGCCGAGGACTCCATCCCGCTGTCGCAGAAGGGGCAACCGGGGGGCGTGGCGTCGTTGGACACGGGTGGGAAGGTGCCCGCCGCCCAGCTGCCTCCGATCCCTACCGGCCCGCCGGTCGGTTCGGTGGCATGGTGGCCGCTGCGCTCGTCCATCCCGGCAGGGCAGATCCCCGCCGATGGGCAGACCATCAGCCGCGCCACCTTCCACGACCTTGCCGCCATGGTGGCGGCCGGCACGGTGCCGGTGGTGCCCGAAGCCGACTGGCTGGCCGATCCGCTCAAACGCGGCAGTTACACCACCGGCGATGGATCTTCCACTATCCGGGTGCCGGATTTCAATGGGAAGGCCGCTGGTTCTCTCGGAGCCCTTTTTCAGCGAGGTGACGGTGCAGTTGCCAACGGCATTATCACGAGGGACGCGATGCAGGGCCACTTTCACGCCGCAAGAAACCCGGGTGCGGCCTATGGCGGGGGTTCCTCAATTCAAGCTATCCAGTCGAACGCCGGAAGTTATGCGTTCGCCGATGGTGGTGTCGGGACGCCGACTTCGGACGGGACAAACGGCACGCCCAGGACTGCCGCTGAAACCCGTCCGATCAACGTATCTGGCGTTTGGACTATCCACGCGTTCGGCGCCGTCACCAACCCGGGGAGCGCTGACGCTGCGCAGCTGGCCAGCGACTATGCGGCGTTGAATTCCGCTTTCCAAACGCTGAATGGCCAACTCGCGTTCACCATTCTCTACCCCAACGGCGGTACGGCCGCCAACCCTGCTTCGGTTGCCGCGAATTCCACCTATGTTCTGACGCCGCCCGCGCCTTTCCTCGGGTTCAATCTGCTTTGCCGCGCCGAGCTGCTTTACACGGACGGATGGGCGGAAACAGGCTGGTACACCGATAGTTCCGGCGGTAACCGAGCCTTCGGAACCAGGGCGGGGCAACTTAGCAACGGCGCCATTCTTGTGCGGACCGGAGCTAGCGGCGTCGATCCATTGCCAAACCTAGCCGGAACGCCTACGCAGGGATCGCTTGTTTCCCCCAACAAATGCCGGGTTTTAGTCTGGAGGGTGAAGGGATGAAAATTTACGCCGAAATTGGCGAGAGCCACCAACGGGTAGGCGGAGATTGCCCGCCCGGTTGGATATTGATGGATGGCGAGCGGCCAGGCGATCATCACATTGCTGCGGAGGATGGAACTTGGGTCGAGCGGCCCGCGTTTCCACCACCTGTGTCGCGCTACCAGGGCCGCGAGGCAATGCGCCTCACGCCATATCCGAAGGAGGGGCGGCCGGACTGGACGCTGTTCGACGCCTTCGAAGAACTGCTGAACGATCCGGCCACGCCGGCGTACTACCGGCGTGCCTGGGACGAGTTGCAGGCGTTCGAATGGGGCAGCGCCATGCTGCACGCGGCGGCCGACGTACTTGGGCTTACGCTGGCCCAGCGCCTGGACCTGTTCGGCTTGGCGGCCACGTTGAAGGCATAGGGGGCAGAATGCGGATCTATGCAGATGTGCAAAAGCTTGAGGTCGGCGACCTGGTCGAACTCTACGAGCTGGACGCCACGCCGATCGGCGGGACGCTTCAGCGCTTCCATGGCTATACGCAGGTCGGCCCTATCTGGTGGCAGGGCAACCAGTACGACCCGTGGGCGATCACGGCGGAAGGCTTCGAGCAGGTGGGCGACGGCCAGCAGCCCACGCCCACGCTGTCTGTCGGAAATATCGGCGCGGACGCCGAGGGCAAGCCGATCGCCGGCGTCATTTCGTCGCTGTGCATCGCGCTGGATGACCTGGTGGGCGCCTGGGTGCGGGTGCGGCGCACACTGGGCAGCTATCTCGATGCCAAGAATTTCCCGGAAGGCAACCCCACGGCGAACCCCGCCGAAGAGTTGCCGGCCGAGGTCTGGATTGTGCAGCAGAAGACGGCAGAAACCGCCGAGGTGGTGGAATTCCAACTGTCGAGTGCGCTGGACTTCGACGGGCAGCAATTGCCCAGCCGGCCGATTCTCGCCGGCGTGTGTAGCTGGCTGCGCAAGGGCGGCTACCGCGGCCCGTATTGCGGCTACACCGGAAGCCGCATGTTTGACTTGGCCGGCAACCCGGTCACGGACCCGGCGCGCGATCGCTGCTCGGGCCTCATGTCCGACTGCAAGAAGCGATTCGGTGAATACGAGGTCATCAACTTCGGCGGGTTCCCCTCGGCCGACCTGATCAGGGGATAGACATGCGCAAGAAGACGATGGAGGCCATCCGCGCCCATGCGGTGGCCGAGTACCCGCGCGAGTGCTGCGGGCTGGTGGTGATGGCGGCGCGCAGGGAGGTGTATGTACCGTGCCGGAATACGGCGGCCAGCGCCGACCATTTCGTGCTGGCGGCCGACGACTACGCTGCGGCCGAAGACACAGGCCGGATCGTGGCAATCGTGCATTCGCATCCCGACGAGACGCCGGCGCCGAGCGAGGCGGACCGTGTGGCCTGCGAGGCTACGGGGCTTCCCTGGTTCATCGTGGCCGTGGCCAGGGATGACGACGGCGCCGTGGTGGCGGGCGAGGTGCGGGGCTTTACGCCGGTGGGCTTCCAGGCCCCGTTGCTGGGCCGTCAGTTCGCGCATGGCGTGCTGGACTGCTACAGCCTGGTGCGGGATTGGTACAAGCGCGAGCGCGGTATCGAGCTGCTGGACTTCCAGCGCGATGACGGCTGGTGGGAGCCAGGCCGCGAAGGCGACCTGTACATGGACCACTACGCCGAGGCGGGATTCCGGCCGCTGCAGGCTGGCGAGGACATGGCGCCAGGCGACGTGATCCTGATGCAGGTCCGATCCAACCGCGCCAACCACGCCGGCGTGTTCCTGGGCGCCGAAGGGCTTAAAGAGGCGCCGGGCCTGTTCTCGGTTCCGGACGCGATGCTGCACCACCTGTACGGGCGCCAGTCTGAGCGGGTGGTGTATGGCGGATATTGGCGCGAAGCAACGCGCCTGGTCCTGCGATATCAAGGGTGAAGCATGAACGAAATACTACGCACGGTGCGCCTGTACGGGGGCCTGGGCGCGCGATTCGGCCGGGTGCATAGGCTGGCGGTCAACAGCACCGCGGAGGCCGTCCGCGCGCTCTGCGTGTTGTTGCCTGGCCTTGAGGCTGAGATGGCGGCAAGCGCAGGGCAGGGCGTGGCCTACGCCTGCTTCGTCGGAAAGCGGAACCTGACGGAGGACCAGCTTTCGCATCCGGTCGGGGACGCCGATATCCGCATCGCGCCAATGCCTGCCGGTGGCAAGCGCGGCGGGTTGTTCCAGACCGTCCTGGGAGCCGCGCTTATCGCGCTGGCAGTTTGGAACCCTATGGGGTGGGTGGCATTGGGTGCGCAGGGGGCGATAGGCACGACTGCGATGTTCTCGATGGGGGTGTCGTTGGCGTTGGGTGGTGTGGTGCAAATGCTCTCGCCCCAACAGCGAGCGCTAAGTGCCGCAGATCGGCCCGAAAACGGCGCCTCCTACAACTTCAATGGACCGGTGAACACGTCGGCCCAGGGCAACCCGGTGCCGGTGTTGTACGGACGCATGATTATCGGCAGCGCGACGGTCTCGGCCGGAATATTCTCTGAGGATCAGGCATGAAAATGAGGCAGCGCAGAAAGGCACCTTCGGGTGCCTTTTTTTATGGGCGTCGTCTGGGTGAAGTCGCGCCTGTCGTCGGCCATAAGGGCGGCAAGGGTGGCGGTGGTGGCCGAGGCCCCAGCGAAGCCCCGGATAGCCTGCATAGCATCGCCTATGCCCGCGTCATCGATTTGTTGAGCGAAGGCGAGATCTACGGCCCTGTGCATGGCCTTGGTGGCGCGCTGCGCGACGTATACCTGAATGGCACGCCCGTTGCGAACGCCGACGGCTCGCTGAACTTTTCCAACGTGTCGATCGACTTCCGGACTGGCACGCAATGGCAAGACCCGTTGCCTGGCTTCCCGGCGTCCGAGAACACCATCAGCGTCAACACCGAACTGAAGGCCACGCAGCCCTGGGTCCGCCTGTTCACCAATCGCCAGTTGTCCGCTGTACGGGTGACGCTGGCCGTCGAGGGCTTGAGCCGCGCCGACACTTCGAACGGCGACATCAACGGCTACCGGGTCGAGTACGCAATTGACGTGAGCCGTGATGGTGCTGCCTACCAGCAGGTGCTGGCCAGCGCGTTTGATGGCAAGACCACGCAGCGCTACGCGCGCTCGCATCGCATTGACCTGCCTGCCGGTGCGCAGCAGGGGTGGAGCGTTCGCGTTCGGCGCCTGACGGCTAACGCGAACAGCAACACGATCGCGGATCGCACCATCGTCGACGCCGTGACCGAAGTGATCGACGCCAAGCTGCGCTATCCCATGTCCGCTGTCGTCGGGATCAAGATCGACGCGGCGCAGTTTCAAAGCGTGCCCACGCGCGCCTACGACATGAAGGGGCGCATCATCCGGGTGCCGAGTAACTACGACCCGGAGACGCGCACCTATATCGGAACCTGGGACGGCACGTTCAAGACGGCGTGGACCGATAACCCGGCCTGGGTGTTCTTCGACCTGGTCGGCAACGACCGCTACGGCCTAGGCGAGCGGGTTCCGGCCGGCTGGCTGGACAAGTGGGGCCTGTACCAGATCGGGCGCTACTGCGACGAACTGGTGGACGATGGTTTCGGAGGGAAGGAACCGCGCTTCACCTGCAATGTCTACCTTCAGACGACGGCCGACGCGTACCGGGTGATCCAGGATCTCGCATCGGTGTTTCGCGGCATGGCGTACTGGGCGAATTCTTCGGTGATCGCCGTGGCCGACATGCCGGGTGATCCGGTCTATACCTACTCGTCAGCCAACGTCATTGATGGCCGGTTTTCCTACACCGGGTCGGCGCTGAACACGCGCTACACGGTCGCGCTGGTGTCCTGGTGCGATCTGACGGATATGGGGCGCCAGAAGGTCGAGTACGTCGAGAACCGCGAAGGCATCGCGCGCTACGGCATCAAGCAGCTGGAGGTTACCGCCTTTGGATGCACGTCGCGCGGCCAGGCGAACCGGGTTGGAAAGTGGCTTTTGCTGACCTCCAATCTGGAGACCCGCGGCGTCACCTTCAGCGTCGGCCTGGAGCAATGCCAGGTCCGCCCTGGCAGCATCATCCGCGTTGCGGACCAGCATCTGGCCGGCCGGCGTATCGGCGGGCGCATCAGGGAAGCGACGGCGAGCCGAATCGTGGTCGACGCCGAGCTGGGCATCCGGCCGGGTGACCGCTTGACCGTGAACCTGCCCAGCGGAAAGTCCGAAACGCGCGTGGTGTCGTCGGCCATGGGAGAGCCGTTGACGCTGGACAGCGGCGTCTACAGCTACGACTCCACGAAGCTGACGGCGGACATGATTGGCCTGCCCGGAACGGCCATGCATATCGACGTCCAGATACCATTTTCCGAGGTGCCCGAGCCGGAATGCGTATGGACGCTGGAATCCGAAGCGCTGTCGGCGCAGACGTTCCGCGTCCTGAGCATCAAGCGCAAGGACGGCGTGCTGGCCGATATCTCGGCCATCCAGCACGAGCCGGGAAAGTTCAACAACGTGGACTTCGGCACGCGGCTGGACCGCCCTCCGATTTCGGTGGTGCCGCCTGGCGTGCAGTCGCCGCCTACGGAGCCGAAGATCAGCGCCTATTACATCGTTAGCCAGGGCATTGCGAATCACACCGCCGTTTTCGAATGGAAGGCGGCCGATAGCGCAGTGGCCTATGAGGTGCAGTGGCGCCGGGACAACTCGGACTGGATCAACCTGCCGCGCACGGGCTACACGCGGGTGGAGGTGCCGAACATCTACGCCGGTGGCTACACATTCCGCGTGCGAGCTTTGAACTCGCTTGGCGTTGCGTCGATCTGGACCACGTCTACGCTGACGCAGCTGGACGGCATTGTCGGGCCGCCGCCGGTGGTGACCAGCCTGGTGGCCACCGGGCTGCTGTTCGCCATCCAGCTGGACTGGGGACTGCCGCCTGGGCCGTCGATCATCGAGCGCACGGAAATCTACTACTCGCAGAATTCCAGCTTCGATTCGGCCATCCCGCTGGGCGTCTTCGCCTACCCGCAGAACACGCACACGCTGCTGGGCCTGCTGGCGGGCAAGGAACTGTGGTTCTGGGCGCGGCTGGTCGACAAGAACGGCGTGGCGGGTGCTTGGTATCCCTCGGAAAGCGGCCTTGGTATTCGCGGCCAGGCCAGTACGGACGCAACGCCAATCCTGGAGCAGATCGGCGGCAAGATCGAGAAATCCATGCTTGGGCAGGACTTGATCACCGAAATTGAATCCGGGGGCGGGGCGGCGACCGAGATCAAGCAGGTGAAAGACGGCCTCAATGCGATGGTGAGCATCAAGGCCGGCGTGACCGTGGACGGCAAGTATTACAGCGCCGGCATGGGTGTCGGTGTCGAAAACACGCCCGAGGGCATGCAGACGCAGGTTCTTTTCTTGGCCGACCGTCTGGCGCTCATCAACCTGATCAACGGCGTTGTCACCACGCCGTTTGTGATCCAGAACGGGCAGACGTTCATCAACCAGGCCTTTATCGGCAACGGCTGGATCACCAACGCCATGATCGGCAATTACATCCAGTCGAACGACTACGTGCCGGGCGTGTCGGGGTGGCGTATCGACAAAGGCGGCGTGCTGGAAATGAACAGCGCGCTACCTGGCGGGGGGCGCCTTCGGATCAATGGGCAAAACGTGGTGGTGTTCGATCCGAATGGCGTGGACCGCGTGACGTTGGGGTATCTACCGTAATGGCTACCTATGGACTACGAACAAAGACCGCTGGCGGGCTGAGTCAGGTCCAGTTCACAACGCGCCTGCCTCGGCGGATCGGCGAGCTGGTCACGGGGCTTTCGGATGGCTCGATCAGCGTGCCGGAGTTCGCCGGCCGCGCGCCGGTCTATCAACTGTCGGCGGTGGCAGGGACGAGCATCGGCTTCACCATGGTCCCGATCATCTCCATCGTCGGTACTACCCTGAGCTGGACTTTCGATATGCCCGCTGCCTATAGGGCGAGCGCTCGGGTTACATATGGAGTTCTAGGGTAATGGCGGATTATGGTTTCAGGGCGCGGAACGGTTCGAATGAAATCCAGATTGACAGCACGTACAAGAATTTCGCCTTGCGTGATAAGGGCGTAATCACTGCGTCTGAAGGTTGGTTCCACGTCAATTTCCGGCAGGCCAACGCTTACACGGCGCGCAACACCGGGGTTGTGGCCTTTCGATCCAATGGCGCCGCCACACTCTACGGTATGTCGCCTAGCGGCAGTGGCATGTCGTTGAACTTCCTGGGCTATCAGCCTGGAGGCACCCCGGTCACCATCTGGTGGTATGTGTTCGACGAGCCCATCGAGGCGTCAGTCCCGAGCGGGGAGCGATACGGAATGATCGTCAAGAACGCATCAGGGGTGAAGACGTTCGATTCCAGGATCGATTACATGCGGACGGCCGATTTCTGGAGCGGAACGGCAAACGATATCCCGTCTACAAGCTCGGGGCTTCCTCCGAACTTTGTGCTGCGGGTCTATCCTGGGATTACGCCGGCCATCATCCAGGGGAACATGTGCAATAGCCAGACCGAGGTGCCAATAGGCGTCGGTCCTGGCGTGCAGTTCATGCAGTTTCGCATGTGGCAGATGGCCAAACAGGACGGCGGTACGATCGGCCAGACGATATGTGTCGAGGACTATGGTCCGAGTGCGACACCGTCAAACTGGCCGGATATCCGCCGGACGCAATTCAGTTCAACCATCATCGACGTGACCGGCCTTTGATTTAGGTTTTCTCTTACCCGCTTCGGCGGGTTTTTTTTCGTCCACACAACGGGAGGCAGCAATGCGAACCCAACAAGGGAGTATGCAAATGGAACCGAGTTCCACCGGTTTGGGTGGCTTGGCGGCCTTGAAGGTCGCAATGGCTTACGGCATTCCCGCCGCCGTGGCTGCAATGCTCGGGCTGCTGATCATGCCGCCTCGCACCGCGCGGGAGTTCACCGTTCGCACCGTCTGCACGGTCGCGTGTTCGTTCATGTTTGGGCCGGCCCTGGCCGGCGCAGTTATCGCGTGGAAGCCAGGCCTGATGGATGCCATGACTTGGTTGGCCCACCATGGCGCCGGATCCGACGATGCGCTGTTGGCGAAGTTCTATGTCCTGGGGCCGAGCATGCTGCTTGCCGGCTTGCCGGCGTGGTGGGTGCTGGGCGCCTACATGCGCTGGATGGCGAGCATGCGGAAAAAGGGACTTTTGGAATGGTTTGCCGAGGCACGGGCCAAGCTGCTGGGGCTGCGGTCGGGCGGGGAGGGCTGAACCATGGACCTGAAGAAGATTATCGATACGGGCATCCGCCCTGGGCTGGCGCTGCTGCCGGCGCGCATGGACACGGCCGAGGCGCGCGTCATGTTGCTGGCAATCGGCCTGCAGGAAAGTCGATTTACGCACCGCCAGCAGATCGGCGGGCCGGCGCGGGGCTTCTGGCAATTCGAGAAGGGCACGCGCGCCAGCCGCGGCGGCGTGTGGGGCGTGTTCCTGCACGCGGCGAGCAAGAGCCACTTGGCGGCGCTCTGCAAGGCCCGCAGCGTAGTCTGCGACCCAGATGCGATCTACGCCGCGCTGGAGTATGACGACGTGCTGGCCGCCGGCGTGGCGCGGCTGCTGCTGTGGACCGACCCGAAGGCGCTGCCCGCTATCGGCGATGTTGACACAGGATGGGCGCAGTACCTGCGCACCTGGCGGCCCGGGAAGCCGCATCCGAAGACCTGGCCGGCGCTGTATGCCCAGGCCATGGCCGCCGTGGAGATCTGACCATGCCCGCATTCGTACAACGGATATGGGGCTATCTGGTCGCCGCGCTGGCGGCTGTAGCCGCGGTGGCGCTGGTCTACCTGCGCGGGCGCAGCGCTGGCCGTGCGGATGAGCGCCAGGAGCGCAACGAGAGGATCAACGAACAGGCGGCGAAAGCTCGCCAGGAGGTGCGCAATGTGGAGGGTGACGTTGCCCGTATGGACGATGATGCAGTTTCTGATCGCCTCAAGTCTGGCTGGGTGCGCCGCCCCGGCCAGGGTGGGCGTTGAGTATTGCGACCATGCGCGGCCGATCTATTTCGACTCGGCTGTGCGGGTTGATGAGACCCCCCCGGAGATTCGACGCCAGATACTGAAGAGCAACGAAACTTGGAAACGACTCTGCGCAGCGAGCGGAAGGTAGCTGTCAACGTTCAGGGGCGCAGCGCTTGACGCTTGCCCGAAATTCCGATTCGGGCATGGCCCAAAGGGTCCGACCGTACGTGTGAATGGCTATATCGGAGCCTGCGCCATTCTTGGTCGCCATTGCAAGGTAAACCATGTCTCGGGGCGAGCCGATCATGAACTCAACTGTATCGGAACCAGGGTAAGTTGTGACTTCCAACATATCAGTTGGCAAAGCGCGCATACACCGCGTCACTGCGTCAACTGGTGTAGAGCTTGTGTACGTCTCGCCTGGAGAGGAACGCAGCTGAGTCAGGGTTTTTGAAGGGGCGCAGCCAGAAACCGCCATCGACACGGCAACGACCATGAGTATTCGAATCACGCCGCATTCCCAAAGTGTGCTTGCCCGCTTTTTAACACACATCGTCGGGTGCTTTAGATGGCGTTACCCACTGCATCCACCACCCCTGGTAGTAGCGCACGCCGGCGATTTCTTCGAAGCCACAGACCATCATGCCCCGGTCCGATCCAAAGGTCAGCAACACCGGGTCAAGCAGGTCAGGGATCGCGCTTGGAATTCGGGCGCCGAACTTGGCCAAGCTCTCCATGGTCAGGCGGGGTACATGGCGATTTAGCCCCTGATGGGGCATGGTGTACATGTGGACCGTGCCCACGACGGGCTGGCCTGGATCGTTATCGCGGCGACGTTCGCCAAGGTGGTGCGTCCGGAGGACGCTGCACTGAAATTGCACGGTCTTGCTCAAAAATACTGTATGGACATCCAGTTTAAACAGTCCTAGAATTCGCGCAATTCGGCCCCGATTTCGGCCGATAGGGGACGGAACATGGCCGATGCGGCAGACTGGCAGCAGAGGGACGAGTACTACTGGGCAGGGCCTGGCGGGTGGACCATCTGCCGGGTGTTCGCACAGAACCGCTGGCAATATGAGGTGTGGGCCGCGAACGGCACACGCCACGGCATGGAGCCGTCCCTAGCCGCCGCGATCACTCTCTATGAGAAGGTCAAGCCCGCAGCATAGGCGGCACCGGGTCGATTGCATCGGGAAGCTGGTATTTTGAGTTTCCAACTTCCTGGCGCACTGGGTGCCAGGTGAAGGCCGTCTCCGGTAGGCCATGCTCCAGCAGCGCAAGCGCCTGCGCGGTGGGAAATTCCGGGTCCATCCAGTGGATGGCGAGGTCGGGCGGCAGCGCTACAGGCCGCCGGTCGTGAACGTCGATCATGCCGCCCAGGGAGTCGTTCGTGACGAGTGCGAAGCCGTGGGCCTCGTCCTTGTCCGCTCCGGGGCGCCAGTTGCTCAGGGCTGCAAAGAACAGGGGCGCGTTGTCGGTGGCGTGGATGTAGTAGGGCTGCTTGGGCGGCTTCGGCCCATCGGCCAGGGGCTTCCATTCGTACCAGCCATTCGCCGGCACCAGGATGCGGCCGCGTGCGGTGAGCATCTTCCAGGGCCAGGCGCCGGCGAGGATCTTGTCCAGCCGCGCGCTCGACATGAAGTACTTCGAGTTGTGCGGGCGCCAGCCCCAGTGCAGGCGCTCCAGTTGGAAGTCACCGGCCAGGCGATGCATTGCCAGGGGGCGTGCGCCCGGCGGGATGTTGTAGAGCGGGCCGGCGGGGTCATCGAAGACGCGGCGAGGGTTGGGAAAGATGCGCTCGACGTAATCGAGCGGGCCGGACTTCTGGACGATGCGACCACACATGACGCGCTCCTGACCAGGGGGAAGGTCCAGTATAGGTTCGGCGCTCGGGTCCCAAACGAAAAAAGGCGGAAGGGCTCATGGCCCTCCCGCCTGAATGACAACTTACGGACAACATGAGGCCGCAAAGCCGCATGAACACTGGATTGTGTAGGGGTTCGAGTCCCCTCCTTCGCACCACGTATTGCCTGACACTGTTTTGGCGTTACGCCAACAATGTCATACAACCCCCGAGGATTCGAGTGCCTCGGGGGTTTTCTTTTGCCAACAGCTTTGACATCCGCCCATTAAATCGCCTACTTTGCTACGCCAAATCCACGCCAGGATTTACGCCAAAGGGGATGAAATTGGGTACTTTCCGCAAGCGCGGGGACACATGTCGCACCGAGGTCAGCAAGGGCGGCACCAGGGAGAGCAAGACGTTTGCCACCAAGCGGGAGGCCCAGGAATGGGCTGCCAGCAGGGAAACGGAGCTGGCTACAACTGCCGTGGGCGGTATCGTCGTCAGGACGTTGGCCCAGGTCCTGGAGCGGTTCCGCGACGAGGTTTCGCCCAAGAACAAGGGGCACCGCTGGGAACGCGTGCGGATCGACCGCTTCCTGAAGGACGAGCCGGAACTGTGCGCCAAACCTATCCACGCCGTCACCACGGTGGATCTGGCGGCCTGGCGCGACAAACGGCTGGGCCAGGTGCAGCCCACATCCTGCCGGCGCGATATCGCCCTCCTGCGCGTGGCCTGGGGCTACGCCAGGAAGGAATGGCACAACGTCAAGATGACGCTTCGCTGGCGCTGACCATGCCGTCCAAGGGGCGCCACCGTGAGCGCATTTATACCCAGGAAGAAATAGACCGGATCGTGCTGGCACTGGGGTGGGAAGAGGGAAAACCCGTCGAAGACAAGCGCCACCAGACCGCGGTGGCGTTCCTCTTGCCGCTGGAGATGGCGATGCGGTCCGGCGAGCTGCTGTCCCTGGAGCGGGCCCAGGTTGACCTGAAGAAGCAGGTAGCCCAGTTGGACCAGACCAAGAACGGCGACCGACGCGCCGTGCCGCTGTCGAAGCGCGCGGTGTCCATTTTCAAGGCGCTCAATAGCGTGGACAAGGTACGCATGTTCACCCTGACCGGCGCGCTGCGCGATGTCTACTTCCGCCATGCCAAGACGCTGGCACAGGTGGAGGGCGCCACGGTCCATGACGCCCGCGCGACCGCGCTGACGCGGCTGGCCAAGAAGCTGAGCATTTTGGAGCTGGCGCGGATGGTGGGCCACCGGGACCCGCGCAGCCTGATGATCTATTACCGCGAAAGCGCTACTGATATTGCTAAGAAACTAGGATGATCACTATGGGACCTGTTGAGGTTGTAAGGATTCTAATAACGGCTTGGGCAAATCGGCGACGAAAGCAGTTCAAGTTCTGGTGGGCTGGCGTGGTCCACCAAGCACAGCTGGAAAAGCTGAATGCCAGCCTGCCCCATCAGGATGAAAAGGGCGCTGTTGATCGAGCTTGGGCCATTATCTCGGACATCGACAGACTAGAGACGAGTACCGCGGTTCTGCAATCGGAATATCTCATCCGTGAAGCGCGACGGATCGGTGCAGAAATTCCCCCGCAAGAGGTGGGAGAATTCTATGGGCAAGTAGACGTGCACGATAACTACTCGGAAGCTTGGTATCTAACTCCGAGGGGCTTTTTAGCGGTGCGCAGCGCGATATTGGATGCAAAAAAACGGCGCCGAGAGGGCGCCATGTTTTGGTTTGGGATATTCGGCTCGCTTTTCGGTATGGCCATGGCCGTATGGAAAAGCCTGCCGACTTAGATAGAGCCGTCACGGCCCATGGTTATCGTGCGCGCCGGCCATCTGGCGCTTTGCGCTGGCACTCGATCCAGTCATCCACCTCTTCGGCCTTCCATCGGCGCACACCGCCGAATTGGAAGGGCCTGGGGAAGTGAACTTTCTTGAGCGACGCATTGATGTTCGTCTGAATTTCCTTCAAAGATGCTGGTCGCTCCTCATGGGGCGCTCGTACGGATTGGTATTCCGCGTCCATTTTTTTGATGAGAAGTTCACCTTTCTGTGCGGCCCCAATCAGTTCTGTCACATGGTTTATTGCCTTTCTGAGCTGCGCGGCGATCGACTGTCGTATTTCGCGCAACGCTCGGTCCTCTTTTTGAGCGCTTATCCTGGCCACTCGCGCCTGATCTGCTCCCATGCGATACGCCATAAAAATCGCTACTACAGAGCCGGCGGCTTGTGCCCAGGAGGCCAGCTCTCCGCTGTTCTTGGGAGTGAAATCGGATTCGAAAAAAGTGGTGAAGCCAATCGAAAAAAAGAACGTCACGGCGATCACGCCGAAGATCAGGGCGAAGTAAGTAAGCGCCGTACGAATTCTCTCGGAAGACATTTTGTTTTTAAGTGGCTAGTAGTATCGGGGAGAAAATCGTACAGCAGGAGTGTGTGCAATGCGTGATTACTCAAAAGTGGGTCCGCAGTTCTAGAGCGGACGCACAGGCCGAGCCTTGAAGAAGGAAGGGCCCGAGGTCGTCATCGTGGCCATGTACTTGATGACTGCCAGCACGCCACGATGCTGGGCCTGTACTACCTGAACTCGTCCCACATCACGGTCGACACCGGCCTGTCCTTGGAAGGGGCTATGAAGGGGCTTCGAAGCGCCTGCGAAGTGGGGTTTTGCCGCTTCGACGAGGACGGCATGGTTGTGTGGGTGCCGAGCCGTTCTGGCAGTTCAAGGACCGAGTGATCGCGCGTGCCGGCCTGACCGACGACGACAAAGCGCGGCTGCGCGCCGACTACGGGGTGAGCCTGTGAACGCGGCCGTTCAGTGCGTCTACTGCGAGCGCTTCACGCTGCGCCACCCGCACACCGCCATGGCCGCGCAAGGCCTGGGCCGCTGCGCGCTCGTGACCGACCGTCCCGGCAGCTTCGTCAGCCCGTTGTGGCGCCGCAGCTGCGCCACCTACCAACCCGCGCCGGCGGCCAGGGCCGAGGCGCGCATCGAATGGCTGCGCGACCTGCGCAGCGAGGGAGCCTGATGCGCGGTTCGCGCGTAGTGCGCGAGGGCGCCGGCGTGGTCGAGGAGGGGAAGAAGGGCGAGGAAGCCCGCGCCATGGACCTA